ACGTAAATAGTTTTTTTATGACCTGTGGTGAAACAGAATACACAGAACCATTAGACATTACCGAAATATTCAATAGTGTCATGGAGAACGTCCCTGAACCCTTAAAAATGATTGTTAAAGTATTTGACTTAATATCATATAATACCAAAAGAGTTTCAAGTACAATTTTATACACAGAACATTTTTCAAAATACAAAAAAACATTATCTGAAAATTTTACAAAGTATTCTGAAATACTCAAACTAAATAAAAAAGAATGTTACACCAATATCAAATGTTTTAATACGGATGTTTATATTGAAACGATTTCAAACGTAAATGAAGTAAAATTACCTAAGGGTTATATAGATTGGAAACCCAACACCAAAGTCTTTACCTCGTTACCAATTTTTGGTAAAGACTTAAACAGTGAAAAATACATTTACATGTTGTTCAGATACATCGCACATACCTTGTTTGAAGCTGGGTTGTGTAATGTTGTAAAACTATCTGTTAATACAAATAATCCTGTGGACCAATTGTATTGGGATAATGTTAACTTTGAAATTGATAGTGAATATTTCTTAACTTCAAAGAAGTGGACTGAAAGTTTAGTTTTGGATATTTTTAACTTTGAGGTTAATAAAGTTATTGAAGATTTAAACTTAGAAGTTTATGACTTTGCCAATGAAATTCTTCACGAGAATGAAAATTACCCTTGGCTTAGAAATGATAAGTTAAATGATATTGTACTGGTTTAAACTCGTTTGGAGTAACCAACAATTTGGTAGAAATCTTTTTTACCATCACAGTAATCCTTAACCAATTGGAGTAATGTTTTAAACATAAATGCCCCTGTGGTTTGTTTTTCACACTTGGTGAATAATTCAATAAAGGCTGTCAATGTTTCAATAGAGTAATATCCGTGTTGATTTAAACTATCATAATCAAAAGTTGGGTAAAACAATAACTCGTAGTTATTCCTTTCATCCACACTATTAAATGGTTCGGTTCTTTCGTAATAATCCAACATTGTCTGAACATATTCCCCAACAATTTTTTTACTGTATTCACACTTAACTAATAGGTCAACAATCCAATGTGTGTGACTTGGTGTACGTAACCTTTGACCTTTTGATTTGTATTTCACAATGAAATCTAAATCAGGGTTTTCACCACGAAATCCCTGATAGATTCCAATTGCCGTTCCATCACCAGTAACATAATACTTTAAAGGATTATGTCTTACGTCTTTTCCTTTTTCTTTATATGACAAGTCCATATTGATTAAAATATTTTAATTTGACTATTTTTCTTATCATAATCTTCAAGTCGTTTTAAAGACATATCAATATATTCTTGATGTATTTCAATTCCTACACAATCTCTATTTAATTTTTTCGCTGATAACAATGTGGTACCTGAACCCAAAAAAGGGTCTAATATCTTGTCCCCAACAAAAGAATAATATTTTACAATTTTATCAGAAAGTTCTTCAGGGTATGGCGCTAAATGTTTTGAGTGTGTTTCAGGATTTATATACCAAACATTACTTCTTTCATAATCATCAGTTACTAATGATTCTTTTAAGATATCTCCAGAATATGAACGGACTATTTTATCTATCAAAAAATTTGCAGGTTTTTGAAATACAAATATTGTTTCTGAAACTAAATTAGGTTTATAAGCAACCGGTTTTCTGTGTTGAAAAAACCCACCATTTCTATTTATAGCAGAACCTTCTGGTTTAACCCATAAAATATCTTCAAGATATTTCCATCCAATTTTTTCCATTATTGAAAAAAAATGAAACGGTATTGGTAGTCTTTTGCTTTCGGAATTTCTATTAATTCTTTGGACTATTACTGGTGATAAATTAACAACGCACATGCGTCCCTCTTTAGTTATTCTGAAAACTTCCAAAAAAACTTTTTCTAAAAAAACTAAATAATCATCATATGTAGGCCATTGTGAATATGATTTAGCGTTATAATATGGTGGTGATGTCCATGTTAAATGAATAGATGAATCAAGTAATTCCTTTAATTTTAATTCACAATCACCTAAAATTATTTCATGTTTCATTAATTAAATTTTCTACTAGTTGGTTTAGTGTTGGAACAATCTCCATTTTCAATACTCTTACGATTATGACAAAGTTTACAATAAGTCCTTACATTGTAAATATCGTTATTATAGTGATTGCCATCTATATGGTCTAAGTCTAAGCACCCAATTTCAAATCCATCCCAACTTTCTTTATTGGGTACAGGACATTTAAAACCTAAATGACCATCAATATTTTCACAATATTTCTTCTTATGAATTGTAATCCCTTCTCTAATTATACCTTTTTTTCTATCGTCTTGACATTTAGAACATTCTGTTTTAAAAGACCAATTAGACCAACTTCTTACAGCAACTTTATTTTTACAACCAACATTCACACATTTAGGTAATTCATTACCCATTTCATAAAATTTGCGTTTTTGGATTTCAGAAATTTTCATAATACAAATATAGTTAAAATATTTAAACAAACAAAAAACCCCAAGATTTTTCTTGGGGTTCATATAATTCAGTTACCTTACCCGTTAATAAAGTTCTTGACTTTTTCTAACGCTTCTTCCAACTCTTGGAAATCTCTATCGGGTGCCATTGCTGAATGTTCAACCAATTTACCATCTTTAAGTTTCACACCTAAAAGTGCTGGTACATAATCATTTTCAACAATCTTTTGAAATTCTTCGTACTCTTCTTCGTACTCGTCAATATCTCTTACTTCATAATCAATGCCACTCTCATCAAGAAGTTTTTTCATGTCTTGACAATGAGGACATCCCTCCATAGTAAAAAGATATAATTTAGTTATCATAATACTTGTGCCGCTTCAATAAGAGCTTGTTCACTCATCATACCTGTTTGTGTTCTTGTGTTTTGTCCACCTGAATAAAATTTAAGGGTTGGAACCGCTCTTACACCAAGTGAACTTACAAGTTCTGAATCGCTCTCAATGTTGAATTTATAGACACTAACGTCTGAGTTTGATTCTTTTAGTTTACTTGAAACTTTTTCAAGAATCGGTGATAATACCTTACATGGTCCACACCATGATGCATACAAATCCAAGATGAATTTTTCATTGGATTGTAATTTTTCTTTTAGTTGTTCTGTTGTTAATTCCATTACTTAATTATTATTCTTCAAATTTAATTTTATACTTTCTCATTGTATTTGCCGCTAACGTAACCGAATCTTTTCTGGTTGCATCATATAAAAAATATAACTCAAAACTATCAACACTTCTATTCAAAAAAATGTCATAGTCAGTTGTGTTGTAATACAACTCAAATTGAGTCCCTTCACTAGTAACTCTTTCAAATACAGGTTTGGCTTTAGATTCTTTTACCAAATCAACGGATACAAATCCATAATCCCATATTGATGCAATAGGATTTGTATGTAAATGTTTATACAAATCCAATATGTGTAAAGGGACCCCTATGTTATTATCCTTGTCCACGTGATTTCTTCACATAATTCACTGATTTTTTATGGTTAGAAGTTTTTGTTTTAGCGTGAACGCCAGGACGAGAGATTTTTGCTTTTTCTTTGTACTTAGCAGAAAAGTTTGAGCTTGATTTTACGGGTTTCTTTGCCATTGTCTTATATAATTATCTATTGTTTTGTTTCACAAAGTTAATACTTAAAAATTAAAAATCCAAATCAAAATTAAAATTGTTTGATGATTCAACTGTTTTGTCCCATTGTACCAATCCAATATAATATTGACCTAATTGTGAGTCATTTGGTTCTTTAAGTATCATTTTTCTTTTAACTGTCTTATTGTTAATATATTGTGTTTTCATAAACATTTCAAATGTTTCAGAGTTCAAGGCTTTATTAACTTGTCCGTCCAAAATTTCCATAATATGATTCCAAGATTCAGGAAGTGATTTATTAAATTTACCCAAATATTGAACTCTTGTTATATTCAACTTTTTCTTTGATGGGTCATAGTTTAACATATATTCAATTGTTCCTCTTTCCACCCCATTTGCATTTCTTAAAGAAACTATAACACTTGGACATTTATCAATATATGTTCTTACACAGTTATTTTGATATGCGCTTTCCTCATTATATTCATCAGAAGAACGTAATAACACTGGTTGGTATTCAATACCACTGAAATCATATATTGATTGTTCTACGTTGTCCACAAACCCATCATTATAATTTCTTACATGGTACCCTTGTTTATATGTTGATATTAAAACGGACCAATTAGCATGTTCGGTTACAAAATCATCAATTGTTTTAGCGTTTAGTGAAACTTGTTCACCGTATGTTTTTAATTGGTTGTAATACATTATATGGTCGTTCAATGTATTTTGATTAATATCACCATTTAATTGCCATTTGAAGTATGTAAATATTTTTTCTTTTTCACTTTTGGTGAAGTCATCAGGAAAATTATACATACAGTTGTTACTTGGTTGATTTAATAAATCTAATATAATTTTATTTTGATAAACTTTATCATAACCAAAATATTTTATCGTATACCTAAGAGAGTGGATATTTGTATGATTACACACATGCAAATTTTTCTTAATTTCATTACCACTAATACCGTGATGTGACATGAAGGCATCAATAAATTTTAAGTTATGTTTTTTTAAAACGTTGAATTTTGGTAAATGTTCTAAGTATTGTACATCAATAAACGCATTAAAATTATTAGGTAATTTGACACCTTTTTTAAGTAAGGAATACCTAACTAAACTTTTAGCTAATTCAATATTATTCATATCATAGTTTATTTCAGGAAAATTATGAAATCCCAATGCGTATGAAAATTCTGATAATAAATTTCTTTTTATTGTACCATCATGAAGATTGTTTTTATATGGTGATGTAATCATTGAGAGTTGTTCTGAAATCATCCCAAGATAATTACATGGATTCTTTCTTATTACCTTTGTAAACTTTCTTTTGTTTTGATAATTTAAAATGTGACCAACATAAAAATCGCCAGTCCTTCTATTAACTGTTAAAAAATAACAATTTTTTATTTTACCAAAAAACCTAATACCAACTCTTCTATGGTAAACTGAAATAAATAATTTCAAAGATAGTTTATCACCACTTTCCTCTAAAACAATCATTTTATTTCTTTGGGTGACGGCACACATTAAATTTGAATAGTTTTCTAAAAAACTTTCTTCATCGTGATGTGATTCCCCTGAAAGTTCAAAAATACCTTTTCGTATTTTTGATTTATCATAACCCCTATAGTTTTCAAAAACAAGATGGTCCTGATAAAGATGAGTTTCATAACTTTTAAATTCCTGTTTAAAAATTTCTTTTTTTTCCATTAGTTTAAGAATATATCACCGTAAGGTCCTTTTAAGATAAAATTTTCAACTTTTTCTTCAACCCTGTCTTTGGTAAGGATTAACATAATATCAATTAATTGTTTTTTGGTCAACTCTAAATCCTCACCTTTGTCATAGTTTTCTATAACCGTACCCTCAACCAATTCAAAAAACATATCCTTATCACCATCACCAATTAAATTAATTAGGTCATTTGGGTTGTTATTAAAAAATGATTTAAAGTTGGACAAATATATTTGAACATCAACATTCATACTACAAAGGTAAACAAAAAAAAGGGTTAATCAAAAGATTAACCCCAAATTCTCAATTTCACTTTCAAATCCTCAGGAAGTTTTAAGCTATCACATCCTTTGAAGTTCACCAATTTAAGATTTGGTAAATCTTTCAAACATTCAGGAATTGATTTAAGATTCTTGTTGTTTGGAAGTGACAAGTATCTTAATTTCTTACAGTCACATATTTCAGATGGTAATTCACTAATCAATCCATCAATGTGAAGTCCTTCAAGGTTTGTTAATCTACCGATTGTTTTTGGTAATGGGAAACCTTGTGAACCTGAATTTCCACCTGAGAAATCCATTTTTGTAATAGTATCAGGCAATGATTCAAAGAACTCATCAAATCCATATAACGCAATGAATTGTGCTGCTGGGCTTCTTGGGAATTCAACATCAACCGATGTTCCTCCTTTACCTGAACTCTTGGTCATATTTTCCATAAACTGAGGTTTGAAGTATTCTTTTACTTCTTTGTCAGTTTGATTTAAAAACTCAACTAAGTTGATTGAACGGTCATCCTTGTCCATGAATTGAGAACTTTGGAAATGGAATTGCCATCTATTTGTTGGTAATCCAGTATCTTTAGATGGTTCAGAGTTTTTGTCGTAAATCTGGTACAATGGACCGTCTTTGATATATCTTTCAAAATAAGACAAACCTGGTGCTGATGTGCACCATCTTGTTTCTTTATTTTGACCACCGTAGAAACAAGCCGCTTCTTTACCCAATTCATCTGTTCTTGTAATTTTTGTAATTACATAGTTTGGTGTTTCAACTTCAAATGAACCACCAGGATGTGAATATTTAGCATCTTTTCTTTCTGCTTTAGTTGTTGTCGCTTTTTCTAATGAAAAATCTTTAACCAAATCATAAAGTTCGTCTGAGGTCAATTTATTAATATCTCTTTTGTCAACAGGTAATTGATTCTTGAATCTTTCAAATTTAATTAAATCATCTTTAACCTTATATAAATCCTCAAAAAATAAATCAATTCTTCCTTGTGATTCTCCTGTAATATTTTTACCAACACCTTCAGGACGTAATCTTTTAATTTGATTAATCATCCATTGAACATATCCACCAGTCTTTTTAACTTGGTTAAAATTTTCAGGATTTTCCTCAACTCTTGATGTTGGGTCATTGGCAATTAATATCAATAACTCATTAGGTGTCAAAACAGGTCTAATTTTTTTACCTGTTTTTTTATCAACTGTTGGCTCAGTAAACTTCTTCAAGAAGAGTTCTGAACGAACATCTTCATTGATGATAGTTTTTAACATTTCTGTGAATTTCATAATTTAGAATATCTTTTAAAATAAATATCTTAATAAGTAGAAAATTAATAGTTCATAATCAATAATTCTTGTCCCATATTTTGTGTTACACCTTTTTTTGCAGAAGCCGCCTTAGCAAACTCTTTCATTTTCCAAGTGTATTCTGATTCAGGAAACCATGTGTGTAACAATTCAAAGTCATAATATGACAACGAAAACTTACCTTTAACATCATGTAATACTTTTGCCAACCTTTCGTGGTCTTCACGGTCAAAGTCATGATTAGAATAATAGTTTTCAGTTTTCCAATACGGTGGGTCCAAATAAATGTAAGTAGATTCAGAGTCATACTTTTTAATAACATCAGCAAAGTCCATATTTTCAACTTTTGTTATTTTGTTGAAGTGTTCAACCCAATCAGGTTTACTTAACTTGTCCCTAAATGTCAAAAACTTTGATTTGTAATTACCTTTCAAGTCAATAAACCCAGATGATTCAGGTTTTGAACCGCTAAAGATTGATGTAAGAATGTATGCGTATTTTGCGGCAACTTCATAATCAGGATAATTTACTGTAAATCCAGATGCGTACAATTCTTTTTGGAATGTATCAAATTGTTCTTTGTAAATTAATGGCGTTACGCTTTCACCACGTTGTTGACATGGTATGTTGTTTACAGCTTTTAATAGTTCTGAAGGGTTCTGAATACATCTAAATAGATTGTAATTTAGAGGATTAAAGTCGTTATAAACAACTTCTTTTAAATTTGGAAATTTTTTTAAATCCATATTAAAAAAACACCAAAACATTCCACCAAATGTTTCTACGTATGTTTCCATGTCTTTTGGATAAAATTCATTTATCCATTTTCCTATTCTACTTTTACCACCAATATAACTTAATGCCATAACTTATTTTTTTCTATATTTTTGTTTATTTTTTATTGTTTCAATTACTTCGTCAAATATAAGTCTTTTTCTTTGAAGAAAAAAGTTTGAGTCAAAATAAAATCCGTAATATATATTTTCAATGTCTTTCATTCCTGACCATCCAATAAATTTATATTCTTTATTTTTTGGTCCGTATAATTTGTTAATGTTTGTACCAAACAATAAATTCATTCTTTCATTAATGTTGTTTAACATATCCAAAGACCCTCCAACAATTTTTAAATCACCTCTTTGTGAACCATCTCTTTTGTCGGTATTAATTCTTATGCATCCATCACCATCAAAATAACCCCTTAAAAAATGTCTTTCAAATTTTTCATTAATTTGAGGATATTTTACAGAAAATGTTTTATTTTGTAATACACCCAATTTTTCTAAATCATTAATTATTTTTTTTCCAGACATAAAAACTTCACAAGTTTCTCTTTTTTTGTTTTTCCAAACATTCATTTCACCGTCAATGGATTTAATAAATTTCTCTAAGATACCAACATCTTTACTATGTAATTTTAAAGTTAATTGATATCGGTGTTTTCTTGGGTCGTTGGTTACGCACCCATCCGCAAATATAAATCCCAAAAAGTAAGCTTTTTCTTCACTGTCTATTGTTTCAAAATAATTTTCATTATATATTTTCTTTTTCATAATGTTTTTTAACTAAATTTTGAATAAACTTAGAAACACTAATTTCTTCGTTTTTCATCTTATCAAACAGATGTCGGTCAATACTAATTCCGTATTTTACTTTTTTATCTTTTTCGTCTTTATAAGGTTTTCTTTTTGTTGTCATGTATAATATAAATATCAGAAAAGTGCGTTAAAATGTAAATAATATTTACTGATATTTTTATTTTAATATACTTATGATTATGTCAGAATGTAAGCAATGTAAAAAGAAACCGTTAACTCGTTATAATACTTTTGTAACGGTTATTTCAGTTTATCTACTAATAACATCTGTGTTAGGTACAATTGAACTATATAAGTTCATCTTATCACTTTTTTAATATACTCAAGATTTTTTCTTTTTGTTCTTCAGTAATTTTACTCAATGAACGATTCACATGTATTTTGACTATCAAATCACCCCTTCCTTCATTGATATAATATCCTTTACCTTTAATTCTCAATGGTTTTTCAGTTGTTAAAGTATCAACAGGTACCTTAATCATTAACTCACCTTCAGGGTGTGGTATTTTAAAACTATTTTCAGTTATAAAATCTTCTGGTGATACTCTTATGTTAGCATATAAGTCAGCGCCAATTTTCTCAAAATTTTCATCAGGGTTTAATCTGATTTGAATTACCAAATCACCAACCCCAACACTATTTTGATAATCACCGGCATTTGGAACCCTCAAGAAATCACCATTGTCTAATGAACGTGGTATATTAATATCTATGGATGCAAATGTTGGTTTGTGACCATTGCCATTGCACGTAAAACACGTTTCAATCAATACTGAACCCTGACCCTTACAAGATGGACAATCGTGGGTCTGAACGTGTATCTGACCACCAAAATTAAACTGTTGTTGAACAACACCCCTTCCTTGACAAGTCATACATTGTTCACGTTTTCCACCATTACCACTACAAACGCTACATTGTTCTTTTTTGTGGTAATTAATCTTTTTGTTTGACCCCAACATTGATTCAGAGGGTGTTACATGTACGTTCAATACTTTGTCAGGAGCTCTTTGTCTTCTCCTTTGTTGAAATGGATTAAATCCACCGTTAAACATTGAAAACAAGTCATCCATACCTCCACCACCTGAACCATTAAACATACCGCCAAATGGGTTGTTTTTTTTATTATCATATTCTTGTCTTTTTGATTCAGTACCAATTGTGTCATACGCTTCAGCTATTTCCTTAAACCTATCAGCACCTTCAGGGTTTACATCTGGGTGGAATTGCTTACTTAATTTCCTATAGGCTTTCTTTATTTCCTCTTGGGAAGCTTTTTCATTAACACCTAATATTGAGTAGAAATCTTTCATGAATTACATTGTTGTATTGTTTAAGAATAAGAAAAGAAAAAAAATCATCAAATCTTTTGTTAGAAAAAATGTTGCGGAATTGTATTTTAAGAAAATTTGTGAGCAATCTGACCAAGTAAAGTTTAATGTTGAGGTTGAAAACTCATTGGATGTAACGTATGAAGTTGGTTTATTATCTAAAACTATTGATACCCAATTTCAATTATTCTCTCAAGATGATATTGGTAGAAATGTTAGGGTAAACCTTGATGATTCTGATTTACAGATAATTAAAATTCACAAATATAGAATACCTGAAAAATTACAGGATTGGTCAACAAATAAAAGAATTACATATGATGAATTCTTTAAAAAACATTTTACCAACAAAGATTTAAAGAATGTTTTTACCGTTAATAATAAAATTGTCATTCAAAAAGACGATGATACATCAATATATTCATTGAAAAATGTTGATGAGTCACAAAGGTTATTAATGTTATTACAGGATGAATTTATTAGGTTAAAAAGGGCAGACGCAATATTTGTTAAAGACATGGATACTATACAAAGAAAGTATCTGTATGAACATTTGGAAAAATTGGGTATAGATAAAAAAAGATTGTATAGACAATCTACTACTTTTTCAGAACGAAAGTAAAATCAACGTCTGAAATCGAAATAACAATTTCATTATTTCCTTTGTCAATTTCCCTAAAATTAGTTTGTAATTTTCTAAATTTTTCTTCAGGTAATTCCACTATAATCTTGCTGTGTCCTGAAATAAATGTATTTTCAATTGATTCTGTTAGTTCAGCCAACTGTGTTAACCAATCCCTAGAGTTTTCTTTATTCTCTTCCATAACGAAATGTCTGTTGGTTCAATATCAATTGTATTTTTAATATCTTCTTTATTAATAGTTTTTAAGCTTTTAACAAAATTTTCTTTTTGTAATTGGATTTCATTTTGGTCCTGAAGTTTTGACTTGTCATACCAATCCAATAATTTATCAAGATATGGATTCTTGTTCTGATTCGAGTTTTGGGATGTCATCTACGTCAAATTTTAAATTTTTCAAATCTTCCAATCCACCTTTTTCAAATAAAGTTTTTAATTCATTAACCTTTTCTTTGAAAAGTCTTTCTTTTTCCTCTTTCTCCTTATTGTAATTAATAACTGTTTCAATATTATTGATTGTTTCAGATATTGATTCTTCGTTTATTTCAGAAACAAACGAAATGTTTTTACTTTTATCGTCAGATTTATTGAATACTGTTTTGGTTTCATCAACCTGACTTTTTAATACCGCCCAACTCGCAGGAAATACCATATCAAAACTTAAATAAGTTTTAAGTTTTCTTATCGATGCACAATAATCAACAATGTTTTCAATTTCTTTGTATAAACTCATAGTCCAAAAACAATATAAGTAATTAAATACGACAATGTCAAACCATAGTATGTAAGTTCCCCCAAACTCATCTCCATTTTAGTGAATGAGATGAGAGAACTTACAAATCTAATAGATAATCTGAGTAAACTCAGAATTGAGAATACAAATACAAATGTTGCAATATAATATAAAATATTATTCACCATCTTTCTTTGAATCCAAAATTTCAGCTCTTAGTGCTTGTGCTAATGCTTTCAACTCTTGACAAGTTTTTCTTGCTCTTGTTCCCGCTGATTTGTTTCCTGCGTAAAATTTGTTAGTATCAACTGACAATGTTTCAACAAGAACTTTGATTTTTTCTAATGTTTCCATCTTTATAATTGTTTTTTAATTTATTTTTTATTTTAGATAATTTTAATTTTATTATGCTGGTAGTAAAGAGAATAAAGAAAAATTAAACTTCTAAACTTTTTTCTAATAGTTTGTACAACTCAGTAAACATCTCAATATCAGATTTTGAATGTTGATTTTTTCTCGAGAATATTGATGTAAAAAAATCATTTAAAGAATTTTTGACAACTTCTTGGTCTTGGTTATAAAATACATCCATAAAAAAACTTTTGAAGTATTCATAACTCTCGTCAGTTTTAACAAAGAATATGTTTTCTTTTGAAAAGTTTTCAACTGTTTTATTCCAACACCAAATGAAATGTGATTCTTTATCTTCTAAAGTTAATCCAATATTGGTTTCTTTATTGTCATTGGATGTATCACCTAAATAAGTGTCTTGAACCAAGTTAAGTAATGAGAAACAAAAATCTCTGAATAAATCACTTAATTCAGGAATAATATTGTTTGCTTTATACCAAGCATCAATTTCTTCGTAGTTCATCGGTTTAGCTAGCCAATTAAAAAATTGGTCCATATTATACTTCTTCATTATAAAGAAATATACCTATGGACCAAATAAAGAAAAGATTAAATTTTTTATTGAGTTTTTCTGTTGTAATCAATAAGATTTTTCATTTTTTCCATATCACTGATTACTTTTTTGTTTTCAACTGACTCTTCAAGCTTGTTAAAAATTTGTTGTGTTGCTTTCAACGATTTCAAATTACCGTTTGATTTTTCACTACCAGCAATGTCAACAGGTGCTGGTTGTCTCTTATAAGATGCGTTCATTTGTTCTGCACCATATAAATTTTCTTTATAATTCTTGTAGAATTTTTCACCTACTTCACTTGGTACTACATTACCTAAAGCGTTACCGTCTTCATCAACTTGTGCGTTACCAGTAGTTGAGTGACCTTTTAAGTACTTTTCAATTTTAGTATCATCAGGTTTGATTTCATCAAATACTAAATTTGTTTGACCAGGATACGCGAAAGCATCTATATATTCATCTACAGCGTTCGATGCGTCATAAGCATTTTTCTTGTCATCAGAAACTTCTTTACCAAAATCTTCTCTTGACATAATTTTATTACCTTTAGGAAATGACTGTGGGTTTTCTTCATATTCAGTACCCATGTTTTTCATGTAATCCTTCATTTTAGCCGCTACTTGTTTCATAGCATCTGTATTTTCTTTCTTAGTTGTATTCATTGCGGTTTTAAACCCTTTGTCTACAACTTTTTCAGCTTCAACTAATCTTTCAATAAAGTTAATTAATTCAGATTCTGTAAAAACAACTTTTTCTTTAGTATTTTTATTTTTACTTTCTTTTACTTGATATGTTTTTCCGTCAACTTCAAAAGAACTTTTACCATCTTTTTTAGCATTTGCTAAAGCTCCTGAAAATGCGTTACCTTCCCCCACTTCGTTTTCACCCATTTCATTTTTTCTTGTTTTTACCTTAAATGGTTTACCTGTCATTTCTCTATATTTGTTAAACATTGTTTCACCATTTCTTTTATTAAACCAAGATTGTTTATCGCCATATTTGTCATATAATTGCTGAAAAGTATCAAATTCTTCAGTATCAAAATCATCACCACCTATACCATAGATATCTCCACTTCTAACCGGTCTGTCTTTTTCGTCACGGTATTCATCACCTTTAAAATCTTTTCTTTTAGGGTCACCAAATGAACCATACATAGCTTCACCAATTTCATTTTTTCTTGTTTTTACCTTAAATGGTTTACCTGTCATTTCTCTATATTTGTTAAACATTGTTTCACCATCTCTTTTATTAAACCAAGATTGTTTATCACCATATTTGTCATATAATTGTTTAAAAGTATCAAATTCTTCAGTATCAAAATCATCACCACCTATACCATAGATATCTCCACTTCTAACTGGTCTGTCTTTTTCGTCACGGTATTCATCACCTTTAAAATCTTTTCTTTTAGGGTCACCAAATGAACCATACATACCTTCTTCAATTTCCATATCTTCTGAGTCTCTGTTGTCAAATCTACCCTGACCAGGTCCAACATAGTGCCAACCCCTAATATCGTCATAGTCATATCCTAAATTTCCTAAATATGGGTTTTCTTTTCTGTCTTTTTCACGAGCAACTTCAGGGTCTTCTTTTTTACCAAACATTTTCTTGAATATGTTTTCTTCACCCATTTCACCTGAAACAATCTCACCGTATTCAAACCCAGCTGGTGTTCTATCTTTATCTGACATCTTATCTCTTAATTTCTTAAATATATCTTTTTTAGATATAACTGTTTCAGCAGCAGAATCGTCATCCATATCAGTAATATCAATGAAAGTATCTTCATCTTCCTTGATAATCTTCTTAAGTAAATTTAAAATTTTGTTTTCCATGTTAATTTATTTCTATATAAATAGTTTAATCCTTGAAAATAGTTTCTTCAATCTCGTGTAAAAGTATTGCTCTTACAATATTTTCATGAATATTTTTATTTTTTGCAACGTTTTTAATTGCTTCCGTTAAATTATTGTCTTCCCACATTTTCAAAGCTTTAATATCACCCTGATTACAATATGGGAAATTCTTACATTTCTTTTTAACCCTAACAAATTTTCCACCTTTGTATAATGGTTTTGCACCACCTCTCCAATTCTTACTGTTTTTAGCTAAAAAAGAAGCACCAACATATGAACCTGATGACGCCGAACCAGTTGCTTCTTTGAATTCACCTTTTTCAATTTCGGTGTCTTCTTCTTTCATATGTTTCTTTTTACCTTGACAATGAGCTTTTTGACTGAATCCTTTTGGGTTATTACAATTAATACTTTTTTTATACTTTTCAGACCATTTTTCGTCTAATTCTTTTTCTTCTTCAACAGGTCCACCTTTTGCTTGAATTTTCTTTGGTGCCTCATCAGCCCACATAGACATTTTAGGTCCCGATAATGGTCCTTCATAACCCCCACCACCAGTACTTGTAGTCTCTTTAGTCTCAATTTTACTATACAAGTCCCTAACTTGTTTTTTAGCTTCAGGTGATGTTAATTGTGCACCTACCTTTTGTAAACTATCTTGAAATTGTTTTGTTACAATATTCATATTAAACTTATTTAATGACTGCAAAAATAACACCTATTGTACCAATAGCAATTCCACCCCACTTAAGGTTTCTTTGTTTAATGTACGCTCGTTTGTATTCTTCAGCAATTGATTCTTTTAATTTAACAGTTTCAATATATTTTTTTTCACTGTCAATATAAAGGTTTATTGTTTCGTTGTTGTTACTAATGATTGAATCTTTCAATACTAATTGTTGACTCATAATTGAAACTGAATCTCTAACAATTTTTATTTCTTCATAACAATTATTTCTTTGTTGTAGTACCAATAAAGCATTTCTCAATGTTGATACAGGAACTATACAACTATCTTTACTTAAGTTCGGCGAACTCTTTTGCGAATAAATCGGCGACATCATTGTCAGAAAGACTGTTAAGATGAGCAATATCTTTTTCATGTTGTTCTTTTAATTTTTTTGTTTTTTGGTTTAAATCACCAAGTTTATTATTAAGTTGTAAATTTTTGTCGTGAAGTTTTTTAGTCTCTTCTGCAATACTATCAACCATTAATTTATTTTTTCCAATCAGAAGATTTAATGAATCACATTGTTTTTCCAAATCATTGACTTTAGATAAATTAACAGGTTTAGGTTGGGTCATAATGATATAACCAATGAATAACAATACCACAACAATTTCAATAATTGTTCTTTTCATATTAATTTTCCTTTACTGATGTTTTCTTTCTTCCGGCAATTACCTTAGCCCATTTAGATTTGAACTTCTCATAATATCCTGTTAGTTTACTAATAGTATCCATAAACTTCTCGTCGAGTTTTAATTGGTTACCATTAATATATACACCATTTTGTTCACCAATTGTCATAAAAAATTCAATATCGTGGTCAATAATTTTACCACTCCATTCTACAGAATTTTTATACAAGTTTAAAGGACCAAAATCTGTCAAATCAGATACTTCAGAAACAAATTCGTCCATTGTCTCTTGGAATGTTGTTTTATCATCAGTAGTGATTGATGTTTCAGTAGCGTTTGTACCATGAATAACTAAGATACCACCTGAAACTCTATACTTTTTGTATTGGTCTTTTGGTGTTTTTTGTTCATCTTGGTCAATTTTTTCTTCAATATCAGCACCGATATTTGGTGCACCTATTGGTTGTTCTGTTAGTAATCTTGACCTTTTCAAAAGGTCTTTAATTTCGTCGTATTGATTATTGTTCATCATTAAAGTTTTCTAATAAATATACGAAGTTGAAAGCTGGCGACAAATCTGTGTAATCTTCTGACAAATTACTTCTATTAATTATTCCGTTGAATTTTTCAACCCCGTTTAATTTGGTATTATGACCTATAAATTTTTTTGGTATTTTGAATTCTTCACATAATGTAGTACACAATTTAACCAAACTTTGTAATTGTTCTTCACTGTATTTGTCCCAAAAATATTTGTTTCTCCATTTTCTTTCATGAACATCTGTAACTTTGTTTCCCAACCAATTTGAATAAGTTGTTGATAGTAAATTTTTATTTACCCAACCTAAGTTTTCTAAACAAATAACAATTGATTTATCACCAAGTTTTTTATCTTCTAAAAACTCTGAGGATTTTTCAGGTGATAATGTCTCAACAACTGAACCATCCTTTAATATAACATAATTGGGAAGTCGGTCATACTTCCCATTATTTCTAAAATCTAGTGACGTTAAATAATCTTTTCCCACCCTTGATGTGTGGCTTAAAATTATTAATTTTTTCTTTTTTGATTCAGTCATTCTTCGTATAAACTAATCTGTTTATTTGTGGTTCAATAACAGGTTCGTCATCTACAAAGTATAATTGTTCTGATGGTGTAGGTGTAGGAGGTATAACTTCATTTACAGTATCATTTACAGTATCATTTACAGTATCAGTTACTGGTTCATTAATTTCAGTCTTTTGATTGTATTTTTTTTCGAATAACTCTTGTAATTTATTCAAATCATCTTGAGTTGGTATGTATGGTTGATATTTTTCAACAATTTCTTTTTCTTTTTTACCAGCTTCTTTAGATATCTCATCAATAATTTCATCGGTAACTTCGACCATTGGTATAGTTTCAATTTTTGTTTGTTCAGAATACTTAACCAACATGTGTGCAAATGTTAAGGATATTAATGGTAACATTCCACCTGAAATTAAAGCTAACCATCTTTTTTGTGCTAACATGTCTGTAATGTCAACTCCAAATGTTTCGAGTAACGGACCCGATAATTCGACCCATTGTTTAAATAAATCACTTGTCTGATTAATAAATGAATAAGCAAAAAATACGTTACCAACAAACTGAATAAAAGTTACAATCAAAAATGGAACATAGACAAATCTACCCATGTTCGCTGAAATACCAGCAAGTGCTCCAAGAGCGGCAATTTCAATTGCTACGGACAAATAAATTGCCCAAGAAAAAGGGTTAGTTAAACCATAAAAAGTTGTTACGTGACTAATGGAAACAAAGGCAACTAATAAAATAGGAATTGTAAATGACGTAGCAATAATTCCTTTTAGATTTTCTCTAACCCAATTCTTCAAGTTCTTCATTATTTTTTATCTTCTTCGTTTTTATAGTGATTAATCGGAACGTGTTCCTTGTCACTAAGTTCTTCAATTTCAAGAGTTTTCCAATTAGGTGTTGTCTTGATAATTTCTTTCATCTTTTGTTCTGTAACAATTTTTGAGTTAATAGAATCAACTTGTTTTTTTAATCTTGAAACTTCAGAACCTGTTCCACAAGTACGGAATAATACCAGTACTAAAACGACCAAAAGAATCCACTCTAAATTTTCTTTAATCTTTTTCATAATGTTTTTTTATTAATAAATACCAAATTTTTATAAATAGTCAAATAATGTTGAACACTCATTACGTAATTTACGTAACGCTTTTTCTTTAATTTGACGAACTCTTTCCTTAGTCAATTTAAAATCATTACCGATGTCTTCAAGTGTTCTTGGAGTTCCAGTTAGTCCAAAATAGTCCTCAACAATAATTCTTTCACGTTCATCCAAGATGCTCAAAATGGAAAGTAGTTTTTCTTTTAACATTTCCTCAGTATTCAACCCTTCGTCAGGCATTGAAGCGTTTTGGTTAATAATCATATCCAAAAGTGTATCACCATCTTCATTAATTGTTTGTTGCAAATTAATTGTAGTTGGGAGTGTGGCTAATCTACTGTCGAGTTCCGAAATACCTTTATCGACTTCTTTCTTTGCCCTGTGTAGCTCTTGAACCACATTTACAGGAAGACGAATTGTTCGTGCGTTTTCATTAAGGGATTGTAAGATTGATTGTTTAACCCACCAAACAGCGTATGAAATAAAACGTAATTTTTTAGTCCAATCGAAGTTTTGAATGGCTTTTATTAATCCTAAGTTCCCTTCAGCAATCAAATCTGAAAGGTCTAATCCTTGATTTTGGTATTGTTTAGCAACTGTAATTACAAAACGTAAATTACCTTCGAGTAATTCTTTGTGAATCTGTTGTTTTTGACGCTCAGTACAATTTATATCTAAAATCAAATCTGACAGTTGACGTTCACGGTCAGGTGTCATTACTTTTAGTTTACGAATGTCCTTAAGGTATGATGAAATTTCTTCTTGGTTAATAGAACCTGTGTTCTTAGTTGTTTGGTGGTTTTTAGATAGCTCTGGAGTAGTCATAAAGTAGTTCTTTTTCTTGGTTTGTTAGTTTGTCGATTCCGACTGTTTTTATTTTGTCTAATAGTTCGTCTAATGTTGGCACGTTTGCCTGTTCATATATATCATCAGGTTCATTTTTGGAACCAAACAAGTTGGTCAAAACATGTTCCATGACTTCAGATATGTGTTTTATGTCAGTATTTTCGGACAATTTGTCAGTTTTTAGCGTGTTTTCATTATCTAAATCCATTAAGTCATCTTCAATGTCTTTAGGTAACGATACTAATATATTTTTATTGTGTGGTAATAAAATATAATTGTCAATTATATCTTCTAACACAATTTTACAGAACTCTTTGATATCCTTTGGTGTCTCTTCTGTTTCGAAATGTGAAATCACATATTCATCTGTAAAATGAAACTTCATAAAATTTGAACATAAAACAGGTTCAAATTGTCCTAAAATTTGTTCTAATAGAAAGTTATTGTTTTTAAAATCACCGAACAACAACAGGAAATACTTTGTACCTACAACTTCTCTTTTTTTATTTGACATATATTTATATTTTATGAAACAGATTATTATTACTGAAAATCAATTAGCAAATATAGCTAAAAAACTTAATAAAACCAAAAAAAATATTAAGGAAGGAAACGATATGAATGTTTCTAACTATATGTTTTTTGGTAACATTGAACAGATGCATAGACAATTAGGATTGTTATTAGAATTAGACCCACAAATGGTTGACTCTATTATACAAGACGGACATGATTGGGCTGATGACCACATTTCCGAAGCGAAAACAAATATAGACCAAGTATTTGATTTTATGATGAATAAAATTGATTAAAATTATTGAGGACTAAATCCTCCGATTACCAAGAAATAAAAAGACCTCCTATTAATCATAGGAGGTTTTTTGTTTTCTTGAATATACTTTTTTGGATTTTACAACCCTCACAACATTTTTTCTACGAACAATTTGTGCGATGTGTCCGTCTGATAAACCCTGTTTCCAATCTTTCTTTTCCATAACAATACAAAGATACTACTAAATACGCAATTAACCAAACTAATTACTGTATTACCTTTGAAATATTATCTTCTTTTTTAATCTTAACTACGTTGTCCGACCAATTTGATACCAATGGGTTGTGGGTAATTACAAACACTTTTTCAAAGTAATCCTTAATCTTAGTAAAAAATTCCCCTACCATGTCAAGGTTTTCATTCGATACCTTACCAAACACCTCGTCAAATACAACTATGTTTGGTTTAGGTAGTGAACATACTTTACTTAAAACCGCTCTTAGTGCCAATGAGGCGATTGTCCTTTCAAAACCTGAACCACTTGCCATTAGTTTTTCAACACCTGTCCCATTGTCAACCATCACAAATTCAACTTCATTCTTGTCATTAATTCTAACTTCAAGTTTAAAGAACGCACTATCTTGTAACAATCTTTGTAACTCATCGTTAATCAATGGTGTCATGGTTTTCATAATCATTTTTGAAATACCGTTCTTACCAAAGATTTCCAAGTAGGTTTTATAAATCTTTTCTTTTTCGAACTCGGATGCAATTTGTGTTATGATACCTTGTTTGTTTTTGATATCACGTTCACAATTCTGAATCATCGTTTTGTTGGAAGATATTTTAGATGTGTGAGATGTTTTTTCACGTTCAATTTCTTCTATGCGAAGATTAGCTTTAATGATTTGTTCTTCAATGCTCTTGTTCTTTTCAATCTTTGTTTGAACTTGGTGATATCTTTCAAGTTTCCCCTCAGCATTGGCGAGCTTGAGACCGTCTGCCTCAAGAGTAAGTTCATACTTTTCTTTGATGAGTTTGCTCTTCTCGTATTGTTCGAATTCTTTCTTAATTTGTACATATTCTTTTTCTTTTGTATTAAGTTCTATTAAAACACAATTTAGGTTTTCACTTTGTTCCTTCAGGGAGTCTATTTCTGAAAGTTTAGCTTGTGTTAAAGCTGCGTTCATTAAATCAATTCCACAGTGTTCACATTTGATTCCACCTGACACTGTCTTGGACAATTGGACCAATTCGTTAATCTTTACATCAACAAGTGTTTTTTGTTTGTAATTGTCATTGTAAGATTCTTTAATTAAATCATACTCATCCTCTTTAAAGTACTTTGATGGTTCAACCACATCAACTTCTTTGATTTGTAATTTGGTTGTATTAATCTTTCCTTTGAGAGTTGTAATCTCGGATTCAAGTGTTGACAAATTAAGAACTAACAATTCGTGGTCGATATCATTGTATTTTTGTGAAATCAACCCTTCTTTGTAATCCCTACCTTTTGTTAACCTTGTATCTGCATCTAAAATCTTGACATCTAAATCTTTGTTTTCATTTTCATAGCTTACAATTTTACCTTCTAAATCTATAATATCAGATTTTAATGTCTCGGTATTATAGACATTCGACATCATTGATTTGTTAAATTCAGAGTAGAGTTCCTTACCAGTCTCTTCTTTTTTCTTCAAGAATTCAAGACCCAAAAATCTTGATAAGACCTGACCACGAGCGGTTGGTTTGGCTTCCAATAAGTCTTCCAAATTTGACGCTGTGGTCAAGATTGTCATTAAGAAGTCATCAATATCCCCAATTGAATTCTTGATGAAACTTTCGGTCTCCCTTCTTTGTTCACCTGTGAAATTTTGTAATTGTCCATCAGCAAGTTTTTTAAAGAAGTCCAATTCAGTTTTTACATTCCATTCACCTGATTTGGCTTTTTTTCTTTCAATTTGACGAACAATAATGTATTCTTCACCATCAATCATAATGTCACCCCTAACTGATACTTTGTTCTTATCAGAAAATCTGTTGAAAATTTCTTCGGCTTTGGTTGTCTTGGTTGTGGTGTTAAAGAATAAGAAAAGTAACAAGTCGACAGTTAAGACCGTCTTTCCACCAAAGTTTGGTGGGTCTGACTCAACAACTGTGATACCATTACATTGGTCAAAATCTAGCACCTGATTTTCACCATAAGACAAGAAGTTTGAAAACTCAATTTTCTTAATGTACCACTTTTTAAATGCGGTAACCTCTTGTGATGTCATTTTATTTTCAACCGCAGTATCCAACTTAATAACATCATCAAATATGTTATCTTGTCCCTTCTGTTTAAGAAGTTCTTTCATCAATTCAATCTGGTAGTTTCGGTCCATTATATTGAACGAAACGTCCACAGTTTGTTTTACATCACTAGATGTTTTAACTTTGGTTAATACGTTTATGTTTGTTGAGTTATATTTCTTTGAGAAGTATGTTCTAACACTTTTGATTCTTTCTTGTGTGAAATTTTCAGCAGTATCCTCCCACACCACTTGGACATATGGATTTTCAAGTTTACTTACATCTAATTTGTGTGTCATAAATTTAAAGTTCGGTACTATCGGTGGGTTGAATAGGTCCATCATTTTCTGTGGTTCCTGAATTTTTTATGTGTTCCTCATGTAATGCTTTCAAATGTTCAACCATTTTCTGATTATACATTTTTTGATACATCTTACCCAATTGGTCAATCTGAGTGTTTCGTTGTTGCACTTTCTTTTTGTGGTCTTTTCTATTTCTTGATTTTGGCATCTGTGAAAAATATTAATGTTGTTTAAGTATAAGAAAAATAAATGATTAAAAAAAGAAGTCCCTGTAAACTTTCGCTTACAAGGACCGTATTTTAGATTTAAATTAGGTTATTTTTTTTCGAACCATTCAATGATTGCGTTGACCGCCCAAACTGAACCAGATGCTAACATACCATCAAAAAATGTACTTGCAATTATGTTTGTATCAAAACAATACTTGGTCGGTGAAAACAACACCAAACTCATAAAAAATCCAACCCATGTTGATGTACACATCATACATTTCAGTAATCCTGATAAAAATTCACCTAATGATTGAAATGGTGCATATTCATCTGCTCCCCATTTATAAAGACCAGCTCTTAAGGATTCAAATATTGAACCGTAAACTAAAATTTGACTCATTCCATAAGCCATTAAAATCCAAATTGTTAACCACATATTTTAAATTATTTGTATAAAGTATCATCTAAATTTGAGGAACGTAAATACTTTGCCCTCTCGTTTATTTCATTATTTTTTTGTTGTTCTGTTAATTTTTTGTTCAACTCATCAATCTCAATATTCTTATCTCTAAGGTTCTTCATTAAAGATTGAATTGTATTTTGCAATTGTTGTGAATTGTTGTTATCGTGGAAAATATTTTCCATTTCTGTCATCTTAGTGGAAAATACTACTAGTTCTGACTCTAATTCTTCTATTTTAGTGGAAAATATTTTTTTTTCAGATTCTAACTGTTGTATTTTTAACAACAGTTCATTCTCACTTGTTTTGTCACTAATATATTCTATTTTTGTTACAACGGTCTCTACAGGAACCTCTTTGATAACCACTCGGTCAACAGGTACTTCTTTAATAACTTCAACAATTTTTTCAACCTCTTTAATCACTTCAACAGGAATTTCCACCCGTTTTTCACGGATTACCTCCTTTTCCACCCATTTTTCTTGAATCCCACCCATATTTCCCACAAGTCCGTACTTTTCAATGTTATATCCGGTCTTGAATGATTTCTTAATCAACTCATCAATTGTGATGTTATTAAGTTTGCAAAATAACTCAACCTCCTGTTGTTCAGAATAAGATAGAGTTATTTTGTGTTCCATATTAATAGTTGTGAAGTTTTTCAGTCCCTGATTCAATAATAGAATAATCATCCATTTTGAATACCAAGAAAGGTTTTGGGTTTTCTAAATCCACAAATTCGTATTTATCATTTTCAACATCATAAATACCGTATCCATGTGACTTTACTGTTTCACCAAAATTTTGTTGAATCGTTGACCCAACCATATAAGCTTTCTTTTGGCCGGGAATATCAAAGACTTGGCGCTTATGGATATCACCACAAAGCACAAGGCTACAACCCATAAAACGATGTGTATCGAACCCTTCTTCAAATTTATAACCAACATCTGTAGTAAGACCGACAATCGGTCCATGAAATAATCCAATCTTAACATTTTGCGAATTCGGGTCAATGTCGGGTGTAATGTTGTGGTCCATAAGTGAGTAAACCACCCAATCAATATTTTCATCTTTATAAACTCCTCTATTTTTATAATAATTTATTTGTTCATTTTGTAGTGAATCAATAATTGGTGATAGAGCATCCAACCTTGATGAGTTGTTTTCAAGGAAATCATGGTTTCCAATAATTAATACTGTTTTGGCAATCTTAGAACATTCGGTCAGTGTCCAAGCAACAAACTCAATTAGTTCTGGTGTCATTTGATTCTTTGAATGGACTAAATCTCCCGTAAATACAATACGGTCAGGTGCAATTTCTCTCCATTGTTCAAACATTGTATTTAAAATACCACGATACAAATCATGGTCTTTAAACATCCTTACGTGTAAATCTGAAAAGTGTACGAGTTTTTTAATCATTATCAAATAATTTAAAGTCTTGATTCACATGTGAACACTTATCACAACAATAAGTTGGAAATGGTACAATAGTATCCTCGTGTGAACCAGTTAATAGTTTTGAAACTTTTTTGATATAAGTAACTTCTCGGAACATATCATGTCCACAAGCCTCACAAACAACCGATGGTTGTTCTCTGAGGTCAATATTCATTTTTGGTGTATCCATATCCATAAATGAAAATATAGTAAATTAAAATTAAAAAACCAACTTAATCATTTGGTATTTTTACGTGAGGGTTGTTACTAAACTTTTTTGAAAGTTTTTCCCAAAACTTTCTTTCTTGTCTGTACTTACCCTTTCTTGTTCTTTGTATTTTCATAGTGTTCAATCATAAGTTTAAGTTCCGCCTGTAAGTCCTTACATTTGTATACCTTATAATTATCACTGTTTTCATTTATCCATATCAAATAGCTATCCCCTATCTTAAGATTGGTATTCTTTTCAATAATATGTTTATATAACCCTAATTGAAGTGAGTATGTATTCATTTCACATTCATCTAAATGTGATATTGGTTTTAGATATTTGTTACCATATGAATTACTCATTTTAATTTCTTTGTTGGTCTTGTAATCCCATATTTCGAGCATTTGTGATTTCATATTGTAAAATAAACAGTCTACCATTCCTGCAATTTCATAATCGTGGTCACAAACTACCAATTCCATTTTAACAGGAATCAAGTTTTTCTTTGCGTCTTGATAAAATTGGTGAAACATTGTTTCACATTTTTTATATCTTTCTTCAATAATATCATGTCCAAAAGTTTTAACAGCATCTGACGGGTCATACGGAAATGATTTGTTGTTCCACCAGTTTTCAGCCATGTTGTGAACTAATGTTCCTTTGACTGTTGAAATGTCTCTCTTTAAATCCCAATCACCTAATACACTCTCAACAGTTAATCCTCTTTTTGCGGCATAGGTTTCAGCTAACCTTTGGGTTTCAAATTCTTTTTTAAACTTCTTGATAAAAGTTGTTGCTGAAACATATTCTTTATTACCCACATAATATTTGTGTGGACCATCAAAATATTTTACATCATTAAATTTTGCTAATTCTAAAATTGTATCCATTATCTTTCTAATTCAATATAACTATCTTCAGGTATCACACCTCTCATGTCAGCAATATCACTTTCAATCGGGAGTTTAACCACTTTTATTTTACCATATAACTTACCACCACTCAATCTAAAATATAATCTTTTAGCGTCTTCCCATGCGTCACCATCTAATACAATAGTAATTTTACCTTTTGCCTTTTCATATAAGGTTTCAAATAATAAATCTGACATTTTCTTACCTAACAAAGGAATTGAGTTATCTAAGAACAATGCATCAAACGGACCTTCACAAAGGTATATGTCTTTATCCCAATCAATTAGATTTTCATTGAATATGATAATTTGTTTTTCAGCTTCAGGATTCTTGTATTTTGACTTACTGTTTGGGTTCCATGAACGACCAACAAAATAATTTAACTCACCTTCCAAGTCAAATGATGGTACAATGATTCTGTAAGCGTATTCACCTTCCGTACAATACCCAATTCGGTGTTTTAAGACCATCTCATCGGTTATACCCCTTCGTTTAATGTAGTTCCTCATTTCCCTAAAAGGAATGTGATATTGGTTACCTTCTGTACAAAGTTGATATTCTTTTGGTAGTCTAAGTTTTTCGTATCTCTTATCAATTGGTTTAAACTCATCAGGACGAATAAGGTCATACATTTCCTTATCTTTTTTCTTACCAAATCGGTCAATCAAATAACCTAAGTGTCCTTTGGTATTATGAGTTTCACCACACACCCAACATTTGAATACGTGTTGAGCGTAGTTGATTTCAAGGTTTCCCTTTCCATCACCTTTGTCTAATGCTTTTAAATCATAGGAACAAATAGGACAGTCATAACTTATCTGTCCTTTAGACGGGTAGTGTAGTTTGTGTTTACCAAACACACCGTCAAGTAACTCAACTAATAGAGCATTATCTTCCATATTAGAAAGATAATAAAAAATTAGTAAGAATCAAATTACCAAAACTTATTCATTTTCATATACCCTCTGACACAGGTATATGCATCCGCTTGGTCGTAACACTCTTTTTTAAGAGTCATGTTCTTTGTATATAACCAAGTAATCTGTGGTTCTTCTTTTGCCACCATATCCCAAATCACTTGTTTTTTGTCTACGTCTTTTGGATAACCACCAAACAAGACTTCACGATTTTTATCATTTTTACCCATCAAATTTTGCCAAGCAAATTTTCTTGAGTTGTAAGTTGAAATATAGTTTGGCACGATTCCTAATGCATCATAGATTGCTTTTGTAATCATTGCATTATATCTCATTAAGGTTCCAACAGTGTGAATGTTATTTGAACCCAATAATGGTTCCTCAATAACAACTTTGGTAATACCAAGATTTTTATAATCCTCAATCTTTTTAATAAAAGAATTTACCTTTAAAATTAATTCTTCAATCTTTTCTTCGGGTTGTGGTTTAATCACAGGTGAGAAGTGAGTTAATTCTAATAACTTTTCTGATTGAATGTCAAACAATGCCCAACCAATTGTTTTGGTACTAATGTCCAAACCCAAAACTTTAGGTGAATTTTTTAAATCTTGTTTTTTTGCCATATATTATCAGTAATTTACCGATACTTTTCTTTAAGTAAAGAAAATATTAAACTGTGATTGTGAAGTAGTTGTCAAACTCATCCATATTTTCAATAATATTCAAGTGTAAAGTGTTTCTACGGGGGTTATCAATGTTTAACTTATTTGTGTTACTCTTCATTAATGTTTTAATTATAATTTCAATTTCACCTCTGTTTTTATTAAAGTTTAACACCTTACAGCTAATTTGTAATCCTGAATCTGTTTTTACAATAAAAAATTCTTGTGAATTTTCTTTTCTAGTTTGACCTGAGCTAAAATCTTTTTTTAATAAGGTTCCGTCGATTACTGGACCTTGTATTGCCCTTTTTTGTACAATAAACGCTTTGTTTGTAATCTTTGGGATTGCGTCTTTAATTGCCGACTTGATTTCATCAATTGTTATATCTGAATCATTTTCTTTTCTTGTCATTCTTTCTTGAGCATGAGTACTTAATATAAACCTTATTTTATAATCATTTAAGGTAACATCAACAATTGGATTATCAATTTGTTCTTCAACCAATATGTTAAGAATCCCAAGTAGTTTCATTAGTTATAAATACTCATAAATTAAAAAGAGGACCTTTTGGGTCCTCTTTTAGAAGTCGTGAGACTTGGCTCCACCTCTTGTCCACAATGTTCTAGTTAGCGGTGGACTTGCTCAGAAGGTTTTGTTTCGGGTTCATTGGGAGGGTTACCTTCAACCTTTCCAATCAGGTTCTTTTGATTTAAGTCTTCAGAACCTTCAGACTTCACTATACAAAGATAGTGAATATTTTGATAAATACAAACTTTTTTTTTAAAAATCGTATTTTACGGTAATCTGTTGTACCCCTTGTCTTTTTTCGGGATTCTGTAATTTTGACATCATTAATAAATCTTGGTCAGAGTTATATAATCCTACTTCAGTGAAATACACATCTTTACCTAACGACCATTTTGGATTTGATGAACGAATATATTGTGAATCAGCAAGGTTAACCAAATATCTCATTTCATATATTGTTGCTTGTACATCAGAATGAACTGTTCCATAAAAGAAATATTCATCACCAAACGTCATACCAGTATTATAGTTAATCAATGGTAATTCAATGTAATTTTCTAATCTATAAAAACTCGCGTTATCGTATTCGTCTTTTGTTATTTGAAATGTTGTTCCGCTTATTTCGAGTGGTCCAATATTGATAGAGCCAGTGTTTGCTGTAATTGCAGATGTAACATCAATTTCTCTCCACTGCATCGAATCAGGTCTTTCACCCGTTGGTACAATTTGACAAATTAACTTAACATTAGTACATGTAAATCCTGAAGGTTGTAAACCCATGTCCTCAATTAAGAATGGGAATTCATTACCAAATCTCACAATTACATCATCTGTTTGACCACTTACGGTTGAACCTGCAATTTTTGAGTAATAGTTACAATGTAAACCATTTGTAGAACCAGTGTTTTCAAATCGGTATGTTACAAACATTGTTTCAGTATCACCTGTTAATATACCACTTGTTGCCGCGATGTTTTGGTTAAACGTGTTTGGAACCACCAATCCTAATCTTGGTGCGGGTAATGTATAGTTTCTATTTGATTTATACGACATGGCGGCTGATAATTCTTCATCATCAATTGCTATCATTTTCAAATCAGGAAATACTTTACCAACTCTGTTTGGATATCCATCAGCATTTGCGTGAGTATCCCATAAGTGATAATAACGTAAACCCGGATAATTCATATTATCATTTTCTTCTGATAACATATAATGTGGTTGAAATAAATTTAAACCATCAAAACCATCAGGGTCAACGTAGAATGATTCACCCATAACACCTGTATTTGATTTATGCCACATCAAAGTTGGTAAGTCAAGTTTAAAGTTTCTTCCTTGTCCTGTGGCACCTGAATTTGCCAAGTCAAATGCTTCTGTTGCAAATTTCTCACCATAAAAATTATCAATACCCTGATTGGTATAATGTATCAAACCAATAACTTTTTGTTCCTCTGGTTCAACATATATTTTTTCATCAAATGAATTGTAATAAAATGTGTCAGTTGTTCCTGAAACATAATTTATGTCTTCGAAAATTTGACCACCTTTGGTTTGATATCCCAAGAATTCTTTTGTCGACGAATAACCCGTTGAACCAAATTCACTGAAATCTTTGTAAAAAGTATATGATAAACCTGCTGGTGATTCGGTCCATGGCTGATTCATATTCCAAACTAAGACATCTTGTTGTTGAATTTCACAATTCAACTCAAACGAAAACACACCACCATCATAGTATGGTGTTGGTGTATAACTATCATAATATGGTGTCATACCTGATGGGTAGAAAAACGCTCTTCCTGTTCCTGTAAATGAACTAAAGTCAGGTAATATTCTATCAACAGTTATTGTACTTCCAACGACATCTTCAACTCTGTAAGTTAAAATAGGATATGGATAAGTTAAATCATTACCGCAGTTATTATCATTATTTAAATATAAAACAACAAACTGACCAACTTCAGGTGTTCCTGTCACAGTAGCATCACAGTTGTTGACAGTGACATCAAATGTATTCCCACTTGTTAATGCCGATAAATTAAATTTATAATTTGCAGTCACGGTAAGTGCTGAACTTGTAAAAGCACTAAACGCTCCTGTTGAACCTGTAAAAAATCCTCTTGGCTGAGCTGTGTTAAAAATTGGAACTACTTGTGAATCTTGAAAAGGTATACCAAATGTATTAGTTTCACCGGTTGAACTAGACAAATAAATTGGATATTTAATACCCATTTTATTACTTTGTGGTACACCTGTGTTATTCTGATAATTAAATTCAGGAACTAAAACTTGTAAAGTTGTTAAATTACCACCGCTGATACAATCATAACAAACCTCACTATCTCCTAACTGAAAATAAGCAACATTAAAGTTACCTTGAGAAATTTTTCTTCTTCCAACATCAGTTAGTTGGGTGTTTATTAGAGCTGTTGTATCTTTTATTATGAATGCCATCTTATATAAATATAGTTAGTTGATTTATTGACTTGGACCGTAGTATTGTTCATACAATGTGTTTATTAATTGGTTTGTTTGTGGTGTTAAAACTTTTAATAATGTACAATTATTAGTGATTGACGGACCATTGAATCCAACAGTAACATTTTGATTTGCATCGACTATTGCTGATGAACAAGGTAATGTTCCTGTGGTTATTACTAAAGTACTCAAACCACCTGGCGGAAGAGTTGATACTCCGCGAGCACATATATTAACTTTTTGACCTGGTTGTACGTTATATCCATTTTCCGTTCCTCCTGTACAATTGACCCATGTGTAAAACTGAACAGTGTTTCCAATATTTTCAATTTCAAATGGTGAACAAGGTGTTGAGCTTCCACTGCTAATTTTTGTAACAGTAGAAATAACAGTACCTGATACCGTTAACCCTTTTTTCAGTGTAACTGTTGGGTATAAAACACTAAAAGTTTTTTGTGTTGTTGTATATGGATATCTAAAACTGTATGGACTTGGAACGATAATATTTGTTGAAGTCAAAGAGTTTGATGTTGGTGATACCGTTGATGTTCCTGAATATAATACAGGTGTATATGCCGTAGTGGCACTACCTGGTTCAGCCGTGGTATTATTAACAGATATAAATAATGGAACATCAATTGTAATACCATCAGGTAACGGAGGACTTACTTTTAATTCGTAATCCAAATTTTTAATTACTTGGTTTCCGTAATCTTCTTTCGATGTAGATGACTTTGTTTGTAATGACAAAGTATATGTAACTTTCTTAGTTCCCGGTAGTATAGTAAATGAACCTTGAACTTCTGTATTTGAACTGTCCTTTACAAAAAATTGAGTATCACTTTGTGGACACAGATTATTAAAAAGTGGTGAAGATTGGTAGGTACCGTTGAATAATTTATATTGATATCCACCTGTACCTCCTTTAGCCTTTATTATTACACTACCATTACAAGAACCTTCACAAGATTCATTAGTCGTTGTTAAGTTAAAAGATAAAACTGGTGATGATGGACAAGAACCTGATACCGCAGTCCATGTATTCAATGTTCCTTCTTCAACCCATCCGCCCAAAGGATTAAAGGTGTTCGATGAATTTTTCAAAACACTTCCTGTTTTTCCTAATACGGTCCAATAACTAAATGTTGTTGCAGAAACATATGATATAGTAAAAGCAGAACTTGCTGACGATGTGCCAGTATAGGCCGGTCTTTCATTCACAAAATCATAGAATGTAAATGGATAAGCTGTGAATGGTGTGCTATCCGTATATAAACAAAGGTCAGTTGGATAAAATGGTAGTGGTGGTGGCGGTGGGTCACATTCTTCACAAGTGTCAAATGGACCTGAACTTAAAGTGTCACCTGTAATTGTTTGACCACTAGATAAAGTTTGTCCTGAGTATGTCCAACATCCCTGAGCTGTTGTGAATTTATATATTAAACCTTCAACAAAGTTTGATGATGTTAAACCTGTTAAATACAAATAATCAGAATTATTACAACTTTGAAAATAATCCATGTAGAAAGTATCCGATTCAACTAAACATGTTGTGGTTGCACTATAATCACCATAGAAATCTACCACAGTTGCAACGTATTCACCAGGTATTAAATTTTTGATGTTTTGGTCTTTTAACCCATTACTCCATGTAATTGAATATGGTGTTGAACCTCCCGTAATTGTCAAATATATCCTACCGTCATTACTGTCAGGTGTTGAAGAATTAATTGAGTAACATTCTACACCCATAGGTAGAATTGTTATAACACCGCAATCATTATATAGTATAGTTGACATCAGAAGTTTTTAATTATTTCACAATTATTGGCATCGACAATTTTAACACTAAAATCAACCATTGTATCATAAGGTGCTGGTATACTGACACTAAATGGTAAATCAGCATCATTAATCGTTGCCAAATACACACAGGTTATTAGTGATGTATCACAGATATAAACATTATATCCTTGTGTTGCTGTAATTGAGTTTATTGTAATCTGTCTTCCCATTTTAATTAAGTATTATGAACATGTACAATCATTATGTACCGAAACTATTGATGTCGCAGTTCCACCCAGTGTAGTTCCGACAACTTCCCAACATCCTGAGTATCCAGTTCCATTCAATCTCACAAAATCGCCGACACTTACATTCAATAAACCAAAGTTGTTAACCGCAATACTTCTAACTGGTTCAGAACAACTTTCTACGATAAATTTATCAGGTAAAGTTGTTTTTGTAGGAGTTTGAGTAGGTGTCTTAGTTGGTGTAGGAGTTGGAGTTTTAGTTAAGGTAGGTGTGTTAGTTGGTGTCTTAGTAGGTGTGTTAGTTGGTGTCTTAGTCATAGTAACCGATGGAGTTACTGTAACAGTTGGCGTAGGAGTTAATGTAGGTGTCTTAGTTTGTGTAGGTGTCTTTGACGGTGACGCATTAGGTGTATATGTTGGTGTTGAAGTCTTAGTTACAGTTGGTGTTATTGTCGGAGTAACAGAACTAGTTGGTGTTGATGTTGGTGTAATTGTATTAGTTGGTGTTACTGTTGTTGTTGGAGTTACCGTTGGTGTTACAGTACTAGTTGGAGTAGGTGTTGGTATTAAAGAGTTCTCACAACTTGAACATCCACTGAATGATGCAATAATAGTATTGATAGTTAAAGTTGGACTTTGGTCATAAACAATATCCAAATAAGTATAACACTTAGTTGTTCCTGATACATCAGCACTGAAGGTTTGACCTGTTGTTACAATAGTACCACCTGATGTTCTCATAGACTCATTGATATAATAAATTTCATCATCAGAACAATCTTGAATTCTACGTACAAACACACACTCGAATTCAGTATCATTTATGATATAAGTTGTTGAACCTGATACTGGTACATTTCTTTGTAAACTTGGTGTCGGAGTGACTGTTGGAGTTGGTGTGGGGGTTGGAGTTATATCTTCAACTGTAACATCGGCATCTACCAAAAGACAAGGATTTGGACTCGGTGTTAAACTAATTGTCGGTGTTGGTGTCGGACAAGTCTCAGTTGGTTCGGGCACATAGTCACAATCAAACAACGCTTGAAAATCAACCGTAATACAGACGTTTGGTGTTGGTGTGGGGGTTGGTGTTGGACACGGTCCTTCTGACCATATCAATTCATCCAAATCAGGACAATTTGAAAAACATGGGGTTTTACCCGCCAATATACAATCACCACCTAAAGTATCGGATAAACACCATTTTGTTCCATCATAAAAAACAGTACCTGATGTGGAACCTGTCCAATATGGTCTTCCATTATAAGTTCCACCCGATGTATAATTTCCATCATACATTGATGTACCTGAAAAGTTTGTATATAAACAAAATTCAGTATTACAAGGACTGTAAACAGGTGTAACAGATGGTGTCGGCGTTTGGGTTGGTGTAACAGTTGGTGTTGGTGTTGTTTGATTACAGTCCCCAATTACTGTAACAAATACACCCTCAGGTACAATCACACTATATTCACATGCACAAATATTTAATTCAGATAGTTCAGGTACAATCAAATTTTGATTATCACCATTACAATCTACATATGTTACTGTTGATGGGAACTCCTGAGTATTATTAATTTGATATTCAATACAGTTACTTCCCGGTCCACAACAACTATAATCGTCAGTACAAACCGAACAATTATCGTATGGTCCTGTCAGACCACTAATAACATATCTTTCACCAAAACCAGTCATTGGTATTACTTCAGCACAGCCTGTAAAACCAGTTCCTGTTATATAATACACCTGACCAACATTTATGGTTCCAACATAATCATCGACAACAAAAATTTCGTTTGGTGAACAACATGCCCTAAATTGATAATCCGTAGGACCAGCTGTTACTGAAGGAGTGGGAGTATTAGAAGGTGTTAAAGTTGGTGTAACCGTATTGGTTGGTGTAACCGTATTGGTTGGTGTAACGGTTTTAGTTGGTGTAACCGTATTGGTTGGTGTTACTGTTGGTGTTACTGTTGGTGTGACTGTTTTTGTAGGAGTTACCGTTGGTGTAACCGTATTAGTTGGTGTTACGGTATTTGTAGGCGTAGGTGTAGGTGTTGGGCAAACTTGTGAACAAGCATCGGTATACGAACTTACTAAACCTCTGTGTGGTAAATTAGGGTTAAAACATACAACATCATTAATACTACCACCGCTCACAAATGTTCCACAACAATCAGTATACGAACAAAGTATATTATCAACGGTACCTGAAACACAACAAGGGTATGTTGTTAAACAATCATTACAATCAGACCAAGTACCAGGTGTTGTAACATTTATTGTTGTTTCACCTGTCTGAACATAAATTGTTGAACCTGTGACTCCTGTAATATAAGATGCACACCCAACAAAAGCAAATGTTGTAGGGCTCGTTGTGGCAGTGGTTATAGAAAATCTCCATATTTCACCAACGGTTAATGGTCCATATGTATTTTCAAAAGCGAAATCACCCCTTCTAATACTAAAGGTACTACCATCACAACAAGCTGAAAAAGTATAATAACATCCATTTGGATTTGCAGCGTCACATGCCGGACAAGTACTATATTGTTCAGTTGCAAATGATTGTTCTGGTGGGTCTAAAGAATTAGTAATTGTGTAGTAATAACAACTACCGTCACCGGTATAAATAACGGTGCTTACATTTGCGGTCCACGTACCAGCAGTGTCAATTTCAAATGTTCTATAAATTGGAGCACCAGACCCTAAAGGGTTACAACATTGATAAAAATACCTATTAACTAGTGCCATATTATATTATAAATAATCAAATGTTTGTTTTTTATGATTCTTTTCTTAAAGAACCGTCATAAAAATCAAATCGGTCATGTTCGGTTGGTGTTAACAATAACAATCCAGGGTTTATATTACCTTTTTTTGTTTCCTGATATATGAAACTCATCCAAGTTTGTTCAAAAGGTCTGGCCCATTTTGTTTCTAAAAACATTTTTTGATTACCATATTTTGTAACCACTTGTGGCCAATTACAATAATAAACATCACCCAAAGCGTATGGAATACCTTTATATGTTAATATTTTATTAAAGTTGGTTTTTGGTGCATTTGGGTCTAAACCCATCACAGGTAAATTTGGTTTGTTTGGCCAAAATTCTTCTCTAATATGTTGTGGTACATTATACCATGACCATTGAGTTCCGTTGTCACCATAAAACTCGGTGTAATTCATTTTTAAGAAATCAAGGTCTTCTTTCTTAGTAATCTCTAATGAATTAATATACAAATTATTTACAGTTCTATTGAATCCGTTTTTACAAACTTCACCTTTCTTTGGAAAAAAGAACATGTCATCCTCAAAGAAGAAATAAAAATCAAAATTGTTTTCATCGGCATGTTCGGCAATAAATTGTCTACCACCACAGATACCTAAATTATCTTTCTTAATGTGTTCAAAACCAAACTCATTACATAACTCAATATATCTTTCAGTTGTTTCTAAATCTGATGAATTATCCAATAGATATTTTTTTGGTCTATCCAAAAAGTTTCTGTCGTATTGAATCATAGACTCAATCAATGTCTCAAATTGTTTTGGACTATTAAATGTTATAACATAAAGAGCTGAATTATTAATGTTTAAATCTTTGTTTAATGATTTTTTACCTGATATATTTTTAACTTCGTATGTATCATTTTTTAAATCTTCACAGAACTTTGAAATTAACCCGTTACCTTCAATTTCAACATAATCAATCATATCACTATGTTTATATAACATAATACTAAAGATTGATTCTTCGGTACCCATGTATCCACTTCTTAGTGTCTCGGATAATATGTTGTAATATATTCCGTTAATATCTGAAAATACGTGTTTTGGTCCGCCAAATAATCCACCTCTACATACTAACTTAACTTCATCACCAGCATATGAATTTATTTTAGGATATGAGAATCCATGAATTTCGTTGTTTGCATCATATGGAAACGCAACAAAACCAAACTTATCAAAAACCTCAGGTAATTTGTTTTGTATTTTATCGTGCGTAAAATATCCTGGATGAATTGTGTTTGTAATACCAGCATCAATCCAATAAAGATGTTGTGAGTTAAATTGGTCCATAATTCTTGCATCATTCATCAAGAACATTTTGGACATTACCAAAGGATTATACCACTCAAGTTTTGCTTGTGTTGAATCTTGTAACCAACCAGCTTGTCCAAACCAATCAGGATTATTTCTAATCTCTTGTATTTTATCATAAGGAACAGTTTGTTTGAACCATTCCTTATCTCTTGTAATGAATTGTGTATTTGACCTATCTCTTCTTTCAAAAACAAATGATTCTAATTCGGGTTCACCAAAAATAATCATATTGTTTTCAATTTGTAATAATTGGTCAAATTTATCCAAATAATGTTGAAATGTCCTTGACCATCCTTCACCAAGTTCGTCACGTTTAATATTCCAAAGTCCTGTTACAACTGTTACGTTACTCATATTAATATTGTAATATATCATGCCAAACCATGTATAAAGGTTTGGGTTTATTCCAACTTTTATTCCACATTTCAAAATGAAATTCGTCGTGTTGATTTGTTTGATGAACGTCAAATAAAAAATCTAACAAGTGATTTTTATCAAATAAATCATAAACTACTTTCATAATAGATTCTTCAGTACATAAAAAATTGTGTTTTAATACTTCAACAGATAATTTCCAAAATTCTTCAATATATTTTTTGAGTTGTATTGTGTCACCACCAATTAATCCACCTATTGGAAAATCTCTTACAATATCATAATCTATAATCCCATGTTGTTTGAATTCATAGCTAGTTTGTGCGTTAGAACCAACAAGTGTAACAATTTTATTATCACAAATATCATTCAATTTTTCAAATATTTTCGTGTTAAATAATTTAGTAAAATCGTATTGTAACATTTCATTGTGTTGCCAAGCTAAAGGTCCATTACCACTGTGGTATGATTTATCACCAAATGGAACACAATAACGCCAAGGAAAGATACCAGGATGTTGTAAGCCTATATCAACCCAATATACTCGGTCAAAACCATCAAGTTCCTGTTCCAAGACTTGAAACTTTCCCCACATTATTTCAGTACCTCTACCATCAAGACCATTGTTTTCAAAATTCTTATCTCTAACAATGCTAATTTCTTTGTGAAGTTTCATATCAGTAAGCTCAAGAATTTTAATTTCAAGATTGTCTAAATTATGTGTGTTTTTTAAACTTAATAATTCTTCTTGATTTTTTTTTTGGGTATAGCAAATTATTGGTAAATTTATACCGCGACAATGACTAATTAACGAACCCCAATATCTTGGTTTTCTACTTGCTCTTGTTCCTTGAAATGGATACCCCTCAACATCCATCCAATACCCTGTAACTATTTTTGACTTCATTAAAATCTTGTGTGAAAATCGCCGAGTTTAGTATAAAAAGAAAAACAATTTTGAATCAAATTAAAATAACCTTGATATGCATATTTCATTTCAGCTTCTAAAGCTGAAATTCCTATTTCAAAACCATCTGGATAATTTCTGATATCATTAGCTATACTATACCATAAAAATTGTTCCCATCTTTGAACAAAAAATTTAAACTTCCAATTATTTTTGAATACCAAGAATTGTTCATTAACAACGTGTGCTTCATCCCATTTGTTGTGTTCAAAAACATCATAATCGTACAGTTTATCTTTGAAAAAACTTTGTTCGGGTTCTTTTTTATGTGGTCCGATTGGAGCGGGTCTTTCGAATAAAAAATCTAAACCATCTTTTTCCATGTAAGACAACATGTTCAATATTTTTTCTTCTGAAAATCCATTATGCATTCTCCAATCACCATCAGTAAAAATAATATACTCAGGTTTATCTCCTGTTATTTTTTGGTGTTCCAAAATATGTTTTAAAGACAATACTTTTAAATTTAAATTAAAATTGAACCCACCTCGAGAATCATATAATGGTGGGTTTATTACTTTGGTGTGTATTCTATTACCCTGATTTTGAAGTTCATGATTTGTGGTTGTAATAAAAAATTCACATTCGGTTGTATTATCCCTTAGTTCTTTATAGAAAGATGGTGTAATTGATTCGTACGGTTCATTTACCGCTAAAGTTGTAAAACAGTATTTCATTATTTATAAATTTAATTCTTTTAAAAATTCCAAACACTTAACACCACTCGGTTTTGTTGGTTCATCGTTTTCGTCTAATTGTATACCAATAAAAAAATCTTGATTGTCTCTTGGTATGTATGTGTCTTGTTTATCAAAACCAAAATATAAAACATTGGATTTATCAATATTATTGATATACTGATGTAAAATTTCTTGGTCTGTTCCCCACCTTAAGTCAGACGTATTAACGAATTGTATAAAGTGTTCTTCAAACTTATTTATTTTTCTTTTGATTCCAAACAAACCACTTGGCACGGGTGCGTGCCACGGGTGGTCTCTGATAATAAAATAATCTTCATTACTTTGTTCCCATATTCTAATATATTGAACTTCTCTTTCAGATATTCTACTATCTAAATCTCTCACAATTGTTGGAATATCTTGTAAGAAAGAAAAAAATCTCCAAAAATATGGAAAATGTATTGATTCTTTTTCACCTAATTTAATTTTGGAAACATCAATCATTACTGCGCCCATTTCAGTAAGTTTTTCAACATAACCTTGTAATATATTTTCGGGGTGATAATAAATGACTGTTGTCCAATCAGGTAACAATTCCTTATTAATTATTATATTTTTTTCAGCCCCAACATAATATTTTGGGTCATAACCAAAAAGACTAAATGATATATGTTTCATACTACTCAATAATTTTACTAAAAAAATTCAAAATGTAATCCTCATTAAAATAAATTGGTAATTTATTATCAACAAAAATTGGTTCTTCAAAATATGATTTTAATCTATCATTATCTTTATATAACTCATCTAAAAATTCAACTAAACTTTCAAAACTTTCAAATTTGTGACAGTTAATAAAAGATTTAGGATTAAATCCTTCTTCCTCAATATATTGATTACCATAAAATAATGGTATTGTATTTGCTGCGTAAGCGTGTATAATTTTTTCTTGAGTTAAATTATCAGTATTTGTAAATTGGTAGGCAATGTTAAACACTGTGTCAGAGAAAAAATTAATCTTATCCCTATATGTTAGTCCATCAATTCTACCCATGTATTCTTTGTTTGAATAATTGTGGTATTGATAAGGGTTTAGTGTTTCTTCGTCGGGAACTGTTCTACGCCAAGGTCCTGATGATTTAATGAAATGTTTCTCTTGAATCAAATCAAACAATTTTTCTCTGTCGGGATTGTTGCTTGATTGGACTATACTACAAAAATGTTTTTTACTTTCGAGTATCTTCGACCCGTCCCTTTTTTTGGTTAACCAATCAAATGGTGTGTCAAACATTCCTCCTTCATTATGTAAAACAAAAGCATCTAATACTAAAGTTGGGAACCTAAGATATCTCTCATTATCAATATGTTCATAACCTAAAACATAATAGTTATCACCTTTATTTAAATGTGCGTTAAAATCGGGTCTAGCTTCACCACTAATAAAAACTTTTTTAATAGAATCATCATATTGATGAATACCTCTTACAGTTTCATTTGTGTAATAATCTAATTCGTTTTCACGATAAAATTGATTAGTATAGATTACAATGTCCGGATTGATTGCGTCAATCACAACATTATATTTTTTATTTAGGATGTTTACAAAGTAATTCATCCAAGAAAAATTTCCAACACCAGGGAAACTAGCTCTAGATAATTTTATAGTTTTTTTCATGTATATATGTTATTAATTGGTACAAAAGTGTATCGGTCTTCGTCATCAACCTTTAAGTTAACAAATTGTGCAAAAACTTCATTGTTTGAATTGGGACCATCGTTAGTTGTTGGCCAATATATTTTATCTGCGTTTGATAAAAAACTTGCCCAAAATGAAAATGTTCCTTGACAAGCAACAATTTTATTGAACGATGTTATCTCTGAGAAAATATCCAAGATTCCTGACTCCAAATAAATCGGATTATATTTTTCAATTTTACTGATTAGACTTTGATGTTTATATAAATGGTCGTAACCAACATATAACTTATCAAATGACTCATTTTCTAAAATATTAATATAATAGTCATCCGGTAATACAAATCTAGCATCGTCTCTACTGTTTCTTAGCATGATGACCATATCATTATTATTACGTTTTGGTCTAACCAAACTTGAATAATAAGAACGAATTTTTTCTTTATATGGTTTGATATAATCATATTTTGTAAAGTATCCTACCACTTCAATATGATGATTATTAAATTGATTAATAAAACCTTCCAATCCGTTAAAATTAAAAAGGTCAATGTCGTCCATAGTTTTTGTTGGAGACTCAACTCTTTTTCTACCCGTCAAACTTCCAAAGGGAAATTTTTCATTTACATAATTACCCACACTAGTTAACTCCCGTCTTATTAATGGGTTTGGTGGTAAAATTAAATCATAATCTAATATATCTGACGCAACTCTACTTACACCGTAAATAAATAATTTATTACCTAAATTTTTTCTGAACGTTGAAAAATGCCCACCCGACAATCCTTGAACATATTCATCATAAAATGTTATCATTATTATAGGGTATAAACTATAAATTGCCAGTTATTCTTTCACACCATCCTTTAGATTCTGAGTGAGGCCAAACAACCCAATACTTTGGTTTATGTGCCGTTTGGAACTCTCTCCATACTTTACAATATCCATCAGGGTCATTCATCATTTGGTTAATTTCAGATTTATCAGCGTCTTTTCTATATATTGTTTCATCCTGTTCATTGTGGAACGCAACAACCCAAAAATCATAATCTTTTTCAGGTACCGAGCCATAATTAACATCAATACAATGTTTAAATATGCTAGCAAAACTTTCTAACCATTTTTCTTCACTTTCAAATTCTTGCGGATTTGGTGGATACTTTTTATCTAAGGTGTATTGTTGTACAGCTCTTTTTTGAAAAATAAGACCCGCATATTTTTCGTAATCTCTTAATGTTCTTGTAGTTCCGAATCCATAAGGACCATCATGTCCTTCTTGAACTTCTCCGTCCATACCAAATAGTTTTCTATTCAATAAGTGCGCTTGATTATTTCTTCTAACCCATTCTTTATCATCATCCCATTGTTTGGTTCTACCCTTACGAGTATATTCGTGCCAAATCAATACTTTATGTGGGTGGAATAAGTCATATCCACAAGTGTAAGCTCTTGCTGAAATTGAAATTTCTTCACCGTGAAAATAGTAGTGCGGATTGTGTTGAACTTCTTTTGAGAATTGTCCTAAGGTAAAACAGTAGTGTGCGGAATAGAATCTTGCTGGTACTGGTTCTGTCATCTCTCTCCAATTTGGAATTGTCTCAGGTAAGAAGAATACCGCACCTTCAGGAATAAATCTATCAAACGCCATTCTCCAAGGCTCTTGTACCCTACCCGCTGGGTCATTGTCAGGGTCAAATGATGACACATATCCTGTAAGTAATGGTTTCTTATGTCCTTTCTTTTGAAGTTGTTTAACCATGTTAATCATTTCTTCATCCCAATCAGGTGCAAACCTCATATGTGAGTCAATTTGAAGTGTATATGCTTCGTCTTTATATAGTTGTTGAACTAAGTGTCTCGCCCAACAAACACCTTCAGCTTCTTGATAAGGAATATTTAAGATTCTGAATCTATCGTCATTTTCATATTCAGATAAATCATCAAATTTATCATCAGGATGAAATTGTCTTGCAATACCAATGGTAATGTTTTGGGGGTTCTTAGCGTTTTCCAACATGTTCTTAATTGTTGGAATCAGTTGTGGGTCACGATAGGACGCAATCTGTACAAAAATTTTTGAGTTTTTCTTAGGTTTCATTATAAAAATTCCATTTATAAAAGAATATAAGTTTTTACCTAATGAAGTGAATATAAAGAATTGTTTGTACTTTATATTTATATGGAAATATTTATAGTAAATGAAATTACTTAAAACAATAGAAAAATTAATAAGAGAATCTGAGGACGCTTATAATAAAGCGTTGGAGTCTGTTGTTGACGAAAAAGAATTGGACCGTCTTGAAAAGAACTACAAGGACAGTTTAAAATTGATGAAAACCTTTCATCAGATTAACAAAAAGAATTAATACTATAACCCAAATTGTGTTTTGTTTGCGTTGTAATTTTGAATAATTTCAGATTGGGTTAGTATTTTATTATAAAATCTGTAGATTGCAATATCCATAGAACCTTCTTTACTATAAGTTCCGTTACCCTGAGCACCACCACCAAATACTAATTTACCTCCTGAGCTTGGACTCCAAGAAGTGTTGGATGAAGTACCTGTTAGTACACCATTTACGTATAATCTAGTTTGATTTAATGTTTGGTCCCATACCGCAACCCATTGTTGCCATGATGCTGTTGATGACCAAGAAGGTCCTGCCGAACCTCCACTATTTTTTAATAAACCACCCGAATAAAACCCACTAGAAAAATAACTACCATAAATCCCATTCATTACAAAATTTCCAACAGGATTTTTTATCCATAATTCCATAGATATATTTACATTTCCCAATAAATTACCACTTGTTACATTTATAAAACCAAAATCATCAACATTATCAAAACTAATGAAACCACCATTAGCCGAATTAAATGTTGGTGAATTTAATAAAGTCATATTACTTCCATATCCACTTATATCATTCCAAGTACTTGAACCTGATGTATATGAATTTGGGTCTGAAGCATCTAAAAAAAGAACTAACCCTGAATTTACAGGAAATGCGGTTGGTTGATATATTGGAAGTTGTGAATTATATAAATTAACAATATCGGTTGCGGATAATTCTCTATTATATAAATTAAAAGAGCCAACGTTCATATTGGTAGCAGAATTGACACTATCACTTCTAGTTCCCATAGTTAGTCTATTATGTGTATTCCAAGACGAAACACCATTAGCTACTAAAGTAATCATATTCCAAGAACCTGTTGTATTTGTTCCATCTGATACTACACTAGAAGTATTACCAGATGAAATAAGAGTTCCATTTTTATATAATTTAATTCCTGAATTTCCTGTTCCTCCCCAGTATTGGTAATTATTAAGATTACTTTGTCTTCTTACTCCCCATCCTTGTAATAATCCAGCCTCTTCAGCATTATATGAAAAATATGTTTCCCAAGTATTGGTACTATTAACATACATCCAAATATTGGCAGTTATTGTTGTATAATTTTTTAATGTTGAATCTGTTAAAAGAATATAATCATCAACACCATCAAGATTAATATTACCATTGTTAATCGCATTTAAATAAGGACCATTAATCAAACTAAAACTTGACGTGTTTAATAAACCATTATTTGGGATTGTTAAACCAGCCGCAGTTACAGGAAACGATGAAAATGGGTTTGCAGTGGTTCCATCTTCTAGTTGAAATTCTGTGAGTACATATTGAGTATTAGCAGCATAACTTCCAGCAATATATAAAAAATTTTTAGAAATATTATAAGTAAAAGTTTGGGTATATTTTTGCCAAGTAGTTGTAACTGGAAAATTCCCATAGCTCCAACTACTTACATCTCCACTTCCGTTTTGATTATTCCAATTAATATCAAAATTAGGTCCCGATAAGACTTTACCCCAAAAAGAAAAAGTATAAGTTTGTCCTGTAACTAATAATCCGCCCGGACCATAAACTGGATTAGTATATCTACCCCAAGTAAACCCACCTCCTAAATTTTGTAAAGCCTTCGTTGATTTAGAACCAACATAAGGACGGTCATTTGTTATATCCGCAATACTGATAGTACCACCATATGCCACCCAACCAATTGTGGTTCCATAAGCAAAATCACCATTAGCAAAATAATTGTTTACCTTAGGACAAAAATCTAATACTAACCCACTAGTTATTGACCCACCGTAAGGTAATTCATTTTTTAACATGGAATAGATTCCTGAATCTAACAACCAATTTATTGCAGTAGTAGTTCCTGTAAATGGTGTTGAACCTACTCTATCTGGTAACCCGTTAATTATTGTTAATAAACTTGTATTGGTAAAATCACCCGTTCCCCACATTAAAGGTGGGTTAGAATTTTTTATAATAACATATTGATAAGACGAATCAACACTATTGTAAAAAGTAGCGTTTGCCGCACCTGCACCCCAGTTTGCGGGACCAACACCTACAAGGATGTTGGACTGTTTTGCCGTGTTTGGTGGTTGTACTGAACCTGTCTTATATGCTATTGGTTTGGACATAATGATAAATACCAATTTAAAGATTTACAAACCTTAAATTGGGTTTGGGTCTGTCCATTCTGGTGTTGCCAAAATTGTTAATATTTCATCATAGGTGTAAGGACCTTCTTTTGTTGTCATTGTTGCAACAAAATCTGGCGCTTCACCGTCCCATTTAATTAATGTCTTAGTTTCATTAACTGACTTTCGTAATGTAGTTGCTGATGTTTCTAAAACCTCATCAAAATTAATTTTGTTAATTTCACTTACGTTAAAAATTAAAAAATTGCGTTCATCGTATATTTGTATCATAATTTTATTTATTAAAGTCCATATTGTGCTTTTGTAGCATTATAATTTTGTAATAATTCGGCATTTGTTAATTGTCTGTTGTAAATCATTACTTTAAATATTTTTCCTTTATATGTTCTACCCATAAAGGTATGTGAAAGAGTACTTACGTTTCTATTACCTATTGCACCCACATAGAAATTTTGGTCTAATGTTCTATTATTTGGAATAATATAAAACCCATTACCATCTAATGGTAAATTAGATACACCATTTATCATAAATTGGTTAAGATAACCAGTTTGATAATCGTTAGCATCTGCAGCTCCCGCAATATAAGGTGGTGGTACAGCACCTCTAAAAGATTTAAAATTAGTACCATACCATCTTAAAGCACCATCACCTGTAGCATTAACACCCACTAAAGCTGCCAATCCAGGAATATCGTTATCCATTATACCCCAAAAACAAATGGTACCCGCATATGTTGAAGTAAATTGAACGTAATCATCCACACCATCAAATACTAATGCTCCTCCATTTGTTGTGCTATATGAAGTCCCATTTATTAATGTTCCGTTATTGTTATATCCACTCAAATCATAAATTGTTGTTCCTTCACCACCATAACAATTTGGATTTGAAAAATCGTAATAAACTGTTAATCCTTGATTAACTATAGATTGGGATGGGAGATAAATTGGTACTCCAGCACTATATATATTTTGAATTTCCGTATTTGATAACACCCTATTATAATAATTAAAAGTATAAATGTTACCTTTAAAAGGATATTGTTGACCACCAACACTAATTACACTATTAGAACTTACACCGGCACCACCACCTTCTACATTAGTTTGCAAAACACCATTGATATAAATTTTAGTATTATTATAGAGTGTTGTAGCGTTATTTCCACCAACCCCATTAAAGGTAATAGCCATATGTAAAGGAACATTATCTTGGATAGCGTTATTTAACACATAATATCCACCACCATTAGCCGATGATACCCAATAAAAATAAAAAGCACCAGTTCTAGGAACATGTGATAATCCCCAATTTGAACCTCCAGCACCAGCCAATTCAAACCATCCGTAATTATTATTAGACGCCCCTGTTCCCCATTCAAACCAACTTTCAATAGTGAAAGTTTTATCATTCCAAGTTGAGAATCCTATAGGATAAGTAATTCTATCATCCACACCGTCAAAATTGTATGACCCACCATATTTTCCACCAAAATAAGCACCATTAATTAAAGACCAATTTCCAGTGTTTATTAAACCTGTGTTTTGTGGAGTGTAATTAGGAAATGATGAAAAAGTTGTTGATGTTGAACCTTCTTCAATTTGAAATTCAGTAAAAATAGACACACCAGCGACATTATAAAAATAAAATTGAGTTCTAGCGTCGTTATATAAAAAAGTATAATTATACTTTCTCCAAGTACCATCTATTGTAGTACTTGGTAAAACAGTTCCGTTCCAAGGATATGAAAAATTGTTTAATTCTCCCAACCCATTTTGGTTATTCCAAATAGGTCCTTTATCAAATCCAATATCCCCGCTAGTACCATCTGTTTTTCTACCCCAAAACGAAAATGTGTATGTTTTACCTACTTCCATTAAATTAGTTGTATACATTACATTACCACCATTTGTAATTTGTAATGCTTTAGTAGTTTTAGAACCAACATATGGTTTATTATTTGTAATATCAATTACAGTAGATGAACCACCATAAGAACCAAAATAAAAAGGATATCCAGATTCTGTGTTGTTAAAATCTCCATTAACAAATAAATTCTTTTGTGTTGCATTAAATCCCGCAGCCAATCCACTAACAACAGGACCACCGTAAGGTTGTTCATTTTTTAACATAGAATAAGTTCCTGAACCCAACAACCAATTTATTGCAGTACTAACACTTGTAAATGGTGTTGAACCTACTCTATCAGGTAAACCATTTATTATTGTTAATAAACTTGCATCAGTGAAATCACCTGTTGCCCACATTGCTGGTGGGTTAGTATTTCTTATAATCACATATTGATAAGATGAATCAACACTATTATAGAAAGTTGCGTTTGCCGCACCCGCACCCCAGTTTGCAGGACCAACACCCACAAGAATATTGGATTGTTTTGCCGTGTTTGGTGGTTGGATTGAACCCGTTTTATATGCTATTGGTTTCGGCATTATAGTCCAAATTGTGTTTTTATTGAGTTAAAGTTTTGTTGTACTTCAGTATTAGTTAATGGTCTATTATATATTCTAACAATATTAACTGTTGAATTACCAAATTCTTGTAAATTTTGAGATGGTACTTGAGCCCTAACACCACCTATAGTAACATCACCACCAGGGTTGGGTGAATAGTTAGCCGTTGTTCTACCTAAATATTGACCATTTTTATAATACTGGTTTCCACTTCCATCCCAAACAACCACCACATGAACTAAACCACTGTTATTTACACTAATAGTAGCATCTCCACTATTATTTCTAGCCATAATATTTGTAGGTTTAACACCAACACCAAAACCCCAATTTGAACCGTATTGACCTTGAGCAAGTATATTTCCCCCGTTTGTTGAGGTGGTCATCACTAATTCAACTGTCGGTCTTGAGGCGTTTACACTTCCATTACCTGGAATTATGATATAATCATCAACACCATCAAAAACTAATCCTCCACCATACGTTGAACTGAACGCGACACCATTATATAAAGTACCATTATTTCCATACCCACTTAAATCATATATTGCCGTCCCTGAACCGGGATAACAGTTTGGATTTGTAGCGTCTAAATAAAGCGTTAATCCTTGATTAATCATTATACTATTACTTGCTTGATATGTTGGTAAACCAGCGGTGTATAAATTTTCAATTTCAGTTACAGACAATTCTCTATTATATAAATTAAATAAACCAACTTTATAATTAGTCGCCGAATTTAAAGAGTCACTTCGAGTTCCCAAAGTAAGTCTATTATGTGAATTCCAAGAAGAAACTCCAGTAGCAACTAATGTAATCATTGCCCATGAACCTGTCGTATTTAAATCGTAAACATAACTCCATGTTGAATTACTACTTCCAACAAGAGAACCATTTTTATAAAGTTTAATACCCGAATTTCCCGTTCCACCCCAATATTGAAAAGTGTTATCACCACTTCGTCTTAAACCCCAACCTTGAGTTAATCCTGCTTCCTCGGCATTATATGAGAAATATGTTTCAAATGTTGATGTAAAACTATTAATATACATCCAAATATTTGCGGTTATTGTTGTATAATTTTTTAATGAAGCATCAGTTAAAACAGCATAATCGTCAATCCCATCAAAATTAAACACACCACCCTGATTTGTATTGAAATAAGTACCATTAGCTAAAGATAAACTAGATGTATTTAATAAACCTTCATTAGTTGGTTTCATTGAGAGACTATATAAATTATAAACAGAAGGGATTGCATAATTTGTTGCTGTTGAACCTTCTTCTAATTGTAATTCAGTAAATAATACTGGACTAGTTGGACTCCTAAAAGAAGGAGTTGAAGGAGAATAAACATAAAAATAAAATTGAGTTCTTACAGCATTTAAAGTAAAAGTAAAAGAAAATTTTGTCCAACTTGTAGGAAATATGCCTGAACTAGAGGGTAAATATCCAACCCAAGAATTAGTTTCTCCGCTACCAAATTGATTATTCCATGTTAAAAGCGCATCACTAGGAATATCCCCAATTGCTTTTACCCAAAAGGAAAACACATATTGTTTTCCAACTTCCATAGCAATACCTGAATAACATCCGAATCCTCCTCTGATTGCTGTTTTTGTAGTACTTCCTGGATAAGGAGGGTCATTAGTTATATTATAACTTGCGTATCCACCATAATCATACCATCCTATAAAATCAGGATAAGTTGTCGCATTAAATATATTTTTACCTGTTGATGGTCCATTTACAGATATTACTAACCCGTTAGTAATAGGTTCACCATAAAGTTGTTCACTTTTCAACATGGAATAAACTCCTGTTTCAAATAACCAATTTATCGCAGTATTTACGTTTGTAAAAACGGTCTGATTAATTCTTTCAGGTAAACCATTAATTATTCTTAATAAACTTGTATCAGTAAAATCACCAGTAGCCCACATTGCCGGTGGATTAGAATTTTTTATAATAACATATTGATAAGATGAATCAACACTATTATAAAAAGTCGCATTTGCAGCACCAGCTCCCCAATTTGAAGGACCAACACCCACAAGAATATTGGATTGTTTTGCAGTATTTGGAGGTTGGATTGTTCCCGTTTTATAGGCAATTGGTCTTGGCATTGTAATAATAAATACCACAAAATGTTTTCCTTTAATCATTTCTTTCGTATTTTTATTCCAAATGGAAAAAGTAATCTTAACAGGTTCAAAAGGTTTTATCGGGTCTAATTTGAAAGTAGAATTAGAAAAACAATTTGAGGTTATTGAAATTAATGAGGATGTATTTAATTCTCACACATGGAAGTCAGATGTCTCAAATTTATTTTGGTTAGACATTAAATCTGTATTTCACGTTGGCGCTTGTTCAAACACATTAGAACAAGACGTTAATTATATGATGTTGGTTAATTATGAGTTTAGTAAACACATATCAAACATTTGTAAATCAAAAAAAATTCCTTTGATTTATTCGTCATCAGCAGCAAATTATGGAACCAATAATGAATTCCCATCTAACTTATACGGGTGGAGCAAATATATTGCCGAAGATTACATTATTAATAATGGTGGAATTGCACTTAGATACTTTAATGTGTATGGACCAGGTGAAGAACATAAAGGAATTATGTCATCTGTCGCATATCAAATGCACAAAAAGAATTTATCAGGTGATGAAATTAAATTATTTCCTGGTAGTCCAAAAAGAGATTTTATATATGTTAAAGATATTATATCAGCAAACATATTTGCATTTGAAAACTATAAAAAGTTATTGGGTAAGTTTTATGATGTTGGTTCAGGCGTTGCAGAATCATTTGAAAAAATATTGAATATTATGAAAATTGATTTTGGATACACATCAAAAGATATAATTCCAAAAGGTTATCAATTTTATACTTGTTCCAATAAATTAAAATGGATGAAGGGTTGGGAACCAAAATACACACTTGAAAAAGGATTAACTGAATATATGAATTATTTAAAATGAGAGACGATTTTGTAAACTTTCTAAGACCATATGGTGTTTTAGATACTAAAGTTAGATTGGGTAGTAATAATGATGGTGGTTATATTGTAAATCAAACAATATTGGACAAGGCTGATGTGTTGTACACATATGGTGTTGAATATAATTGTGATTTTGAACTAGATTTTCACAATAGAACATCTAAACCTGTTCATTTATATGACCACACCGTTGATTTTACACACCCTAACGACAACTTAATTTTTCACAAAGAAGGATTAAGTCACATAAAAGAAAACGATAAAAAACATTTTTTTGACCATCTTAAAGAAAATGGTGATGAAGATAAAAATGTTTTTTTAAAAATTGATGTTGAGGGTGCCGAGTATGAATTCTTTGAAAATACCAATATTGAAGAACTATCAAAAAATGTGATTGGTATTGTGTTGGAAATACATTGGACTGGTGATGTTAATGAATATCGTCCAAGAGCAACCAAAATTTTAGAAAAAATTACAAACCATTTTACTTTAACACATTTACACGGAAACAATTCCGCACCAATGATTGGTTCATGGTGGATTGCGGTACCTGATACAATGGAGTTAACATTTATTAATGATAGATTGTTTGAAGCATTTCATTTTGATAGAGGTCAATGGCCAACAGAATTGGATATGCCAAATAATCCAGAACTTCAAGATTTTCCATTAGTTTGGATATGTTAATTTGATTTATTATTATTTAATTTATGAGAAAAATTTGGCATACAAGAAACGAATTTTTATGGAACGTACCAGCTCAAGAAGTTGGAGATGCGGTATACTTTGATTTGTCAGAATGTTATTCAATGGGCGATGCTCTTTGTTCAACCCCCACTATTAAAAAAGTTTCAGAAGCATATGGTTGTAAGTTAAATCTAATTACGAAACATCCTGAATTGTTTAAACACAATCCATATATTAAAAACACTTATCGTCCCGATTCAATTAACTTTGACTACCTAAGAGAAAACTTCCTAATCCATAGTTCTTTCTATAATGTTGGTAGACAAAATGATAAAGGAGTTCAGTCAAAACATGCTAGAATTGATATTCGTCAATTCCATGCCATGAATTTAGGTTTTAACTTATTACCCACTGAAATGGAATGTGAATATTATTCAGACCCATTTGAACCTATTGAAGGTTTACCTGAAAAATATGTATTGATACATCCAGCAACCACGTGGCAATCTCGTACTTGGGATTTTGATAAATGGCAATCAGTAACAACCAAATTAAATGAAATGGGAATTGCTGTTGTTTCAATTGGTAAAGACACAGATGAAGTTGGTTTTTGGCATATTGAAAAGAAAGGATTTGATATTGATATTAAATTAGGGTTGAACTTAATGAATCAAACAAATATCTCTCAGGCTTGGCATTTAATTCAAAATTCAATTTGTTTTATAACAATGGATTCAGGATTGTTACACTTGGCAGGTACAACAGACGCTCACATTATTCAACTTGGTTCTTCAATTAACCCATATTGGAGGATTCCATATAGAAAAAACTCACAACAATATAAGTTTCATTATGTTGGTGGTGGTTGTGATATATTTTGTGCTTCAGAATTAAAATATGGTATTGAGGAGTGGGGTTCAATTCAAGGTGTTGCACCTTTGATTAATTGTTTAGAGAAAAAAGAAACTTTTGAATGTCATCCGAGTGATGAACAAATTTTCAAAAAAGTAATAGAAATTTATGGAACAGGAAATTAAAATAAAAGTAGATTTTCATCTTGGCGCCAAAGTTGAGATTGTTGGTGTTCCCGATAAGGAATATCCTGAAGATGAAACTTATGAAGTTTTATTCTTAGATAATAAAACAAATAAACTTTTACATTCAGACACTTTAAAACCAAATTATTGGACAAAAACCGCAATCAATTATTATGTTGAATGGAAAGTGGTTGTTATGAAAAATGGTTTGGGAATTATTCATGAGGAAGTTTTAGATTTAAAAGATAAAGATGTATTAATCGCAATTACAAACACACCAATTGGTGATAATTTGGCTTGGGTTGAATATGTTAAAGAATTTGGTAAAATTCATAATTGTAATATTACATTCCAAACTTTTATTCCTTCAATATTTGAAAAATCTTATAGTGATTTTACAATTGTTCGTGGTGATACTTACGAATTTAATGATTCTAAATTTTACGCAACTTATAAAATATCATACGGCATTCCAAATGAAGAACATATCAATTTACGTAAGTTATTATTTAAGAAAAAATATCTTCATTTTGATGACTTAACATATTGGAAAAAAAATGAATCACCGTATCATCCATCATTAATCCCTCTTCAACATTTTGCACCATCAGTACTTGGTTTAGAATTAAAAGAGATGAGACCTCATTTAATTTGTGAAAATAATGAAAGACCAATTCAAAAAAAATATGTCTGTATTTCTGAATTTGCGTCAGGTGAAATTAAACAATGGAATAATAAAGTTGGTTGGCAAACTTTAGTAAATGAATTAACTTCATTAGGTTATGAGGTGGTTTCAATTTCAAAAGAAAAAACTGACTTAAAAAAAGTTACAAAAAGAAATGGTAATTTACCATTAACTGACCGTATGTGGTATCTACATCATTGTGAGTTTTTTATTGGTGTGAGTTCAGGTCTTGCTTGGTTAGCATGGGCATGTGGTAGAAAAGTAGTTATGATTTCTGGTGTGACAAAAGCAACCAATGAATTTACTGAAGATTGTATAAGAGTAATCAATGAAGATGTTTGTCATGGTTGTTGGAACTCTGAAAAACATGCCGATAAATTTACTGTGTTTGAAAAAACATTATGTCCCGAAAATAAAAACTGGGAGTGTTCAAGAAAAATATCACCAAAAATGGTAATTGATAAAATAAAAGAAAATAATTTAATATGACGGATTTTAATAATATAAATTGTACTATAAACTTTGTTGACGGTGTTTTTATTAACATATGGGATACTTGGAGTCACAGGTATCTTGTTGAGGTTTATGAAAATTACGGAAATGATTGGGCGTTGGTCAATCATAACATAATGTCCCCCGAAAATTGGTTTGTACATTTAGGTAAAAAATTTAGAAATCAGTGGAGAGTTAAAATTTGGGGTTGGAAAAATAACTATCCAGTATTAGTTACTCAACATACATTTAATGAATCAGATAAAGAAGTAGCCTTAACATTTGATACTGACTCATATAAAGAGTCATGTACGTGGGCAGAACAATCAATTGATTATCGAGATAAAGTAAGAACAAATCTTACAATATATTCAAAATTTTCAGACAGATTATCACAACAATATGTTGATTCTAAAATAACATTCTTACCTTTAACCGACATTAGTAGATTAAATACAAAATACTATTCAAGATTTAAAATTGGTAGGTTTAACATTAAACGAGAATCTTTAGGTGAATGGGGAAGTGGTTTTTTATTTTGTAGTAACCATACAAAACCAAACGTATCATCAGAACATAAAAATAACTGGTTACCATTTAACTCAAGAGAACTTTTTAACGATATAATGAATTTATGAGTACAATTATAGGAATACATCACGGAGGTCACGATTCATCAGTTGCATTAGTAATTGATGGTAAATTAGTTTGTGCTATTGAAGAAGAAAAATTAACAGGTATTAAAGCAATACATAGTTATTGGGCACACCCAATTAAAGGTTTAGAGTTCATTGAAAAGAACTTTGGTGTTACATTGGAAAATTGTGACCATGTTGCTTTTGCATTACCAAAACACTATAAGATTGAAGATGATAACATATGTTTAATTGATAAAACAACTAGTTATTCACACCATAAATGTCATGCTTTAGGAGCATATTTTACATCAGGATTTGAGGGTAAAGTATTGGCTGTGAGTCATGATGGTCAAGGTAATAGAAGTAGAGGAAAAGTTTACTTATGTGACAATGGTGACTATGAAGTTGTTAGTTCACAAAACGTTCCAACAACCACATCATTAGCTGGTTTGTGGGGAAGAGTAACCGTATTACTTGGTTGGCAGATGTTTAAAGATGAAGGTAAAGTCGTTGGTATGGCATCTCATGGTAAATACAATGAAATGTTGTACAACTATCTTAAACACATTATAAAATATAATGGTGACTTAACATTTGGACCATCAAATTCTGAAACATTGTTTGATTTTATTTTTGTTGATAAATTAAAAAATTCAGGTTATTTTGATTCTGAAGAAAATAGAAATGACTTAGCATTTTGTTTAGAAAAACACACCGAAGAATTAATGTGGCAATATCTTAGAGATTTGAAATCCAGATATCCTGATTATAATAAAGTAACATTTAATGGTGGTTTATTTGCTAACGTAAAATTAAATCAATCCATCAATAGTTTTAATTTCTTTGAGGAGATTTACATACACCCTTCAATGGGTGATGGTGGTTTGTCTACCGGTGCTGCGTTGTGTAAAGCAAATGAACTTGGTGAATTGTTATTACCACTTAAATTAGATAATGTATTTTTTGGTTCAGAATTTAATGGTGACGATTGGATGTCAGAAATAAATAACTATCCAGGTCAAATTTATTTTGAACCTTCTTCACATAGTAGAGTTGCCGAATTAATAGATGAAGGAAAAGTTGTTGGTTTATTTTATGGTAAAACAGAGTATGGTCCAAGAGCGTTAGGTAATAGAAGTATTGTTACTAGACCTACCGACACCAAAACACACGTATTGTTAAATAAAAAATTAAGACGTAATGAAATTATGCCATTTGCACCAAGTGTGTTAAAAGAACATATTAATACTATCTTTCACGCAGATAGGTCACTATACGCAGCAGAATTTATGACATTGTGTTATGACACCAGAAAAGAATGGGTTGATAAGATTCCAGCAGTTATTCATCCAAAGGATAAAACTGCAAGACCTCAAGCTGTTGATAAAAATAATAACCCAAATTTTCATAGTATCATATCAGAATACTATAAGTTATCCGATATTCCTGTTGTATTAAACACATCATTTAATGCTCACGGGGAACCAATCAATAACTACCCAAGTCAAGTTATAAAACATTTACTTGAAGGTTGTGTTGATTATATTGCTACAGAACATTTTATTTTTAGTAAGCTATAATGAATAACAAGGAAAAACTATTATTTTTTACACCTCACTTATCAACAGGTGGATTACCTCAAGTATTGGTAAATAAAATTTCTTTATTAAAAGATGAATATGATATTTTATGTGTTGAACACCATAATCATGCGTGGTTATTTAATGTACAAAGAAATAGAGTATTGGAACTTATTGGTGAAGACAAATTGATTACATTAGATGATAGTAGAAGAAAAGAACACTTCACTGAATTACTAACATCGTTTGACCCTGATTTAGTATGTTTAGAAGAATTTCCTGAATATTTTTTAGAGGATGAAATAACTGCGGTTGTTTATAACAAACAAAGAAAATATAAAGTATTTGAAACTACGCACGATTCATCATTTCCTGTTCAAAATAAAAGATGGTTTCCTGATAAATTTTTATTTGTTAGTCCTTTTAACGCTTTCAGATATTCAGTATATGATATACCATACGAAGTTATTGAATACCCTGTTGATTTCAAATCAAGAGACCAAGAAAAATATAAAGAATTACTCGGTCTTGAAAAAGATTGTATACACATTGTAAATGTTGGTTTATTTACCCAAAGAAAAAATCAGGGTTATTTGTTTGAAATTGCTCGTAAATTACAAGGTCATAAATTTAGATTTCACTTCTTAGGTAATCAAGCTGGTAATTTTAAAGATTATTGGGAACCTTTAATGAATAACAAACCTGATAACTGTATTGTTTGGGGTGAAAGACATGATGTCTATAACTTTTTACAAGCGGCTGATTTATTCTTCTTCGCATCAAAAGGTGACCGAAATAATAAAGAATTAAATCCAATTGCAATTAAAGAAGCGTTGGAATATAAAATGCCAATGATGATGTTTAATTTAGATGTTTACTGTGGTAAATATGACATTTATGATAACATCACATATCTTACTGGAGATATAAACCAGGATACAAACTTACTACTTAAAAAATTTAACATGGATAATTTACAAAACTTAATGCACATCAGCTACGAAAAAGATGAAAACAAAATCAATATTTTTTACAGTGGTTACGACCCAATTGATTATAAAGTATCGTTCAAATGTTTAACATCGGGAGCACCAATGTATTGGATGAATTTTAAAGCCGACTCACCTTTGGGTTGGTTTGTAATACCAATACCTCAACATATCATAAAGTTCCATCAATTGGCAACTTTTAGAGGTTTCTCACTTGATTTTTATGACCAAAATGACAATTTAAAATACAGTCACGAAATTGTTGTAAATGATATTTTTCCAAGATTACCTAAAGTAAATTTTGAACCATTTGATTGTTCATTCAGGAATTATATAGAATTCTTTAGTGATGACATTTACGGTAGTTTTAACCTAAATGATATGGATACGGTAATTGATGTTGGTGCTAATATTGGTTTATTTGCTAAGTACATGTACGCTAAAGACGCTAAAAAAGTTATTTTAGTTGAAGCGAATCCTTTATTGGATAAAAATATTAAAACAGTTTTAGGTTCTGATTATGAAAAATCACCGGTCTATTTAGCACCTTTAACAGGTAAGAAACAAAACATAAAGTTTCATTACTCAACAAAAAATTCAACAATTGGTACTCATACTTTTGATAACTCAAATCCATCGTACAGTGATTTAGATTCAACTATGGACTTAGAAACCATAACATTTGATGAGATTGTTAACGAAAATAATTTAACAAATATTTCATTATTTAAATGTGATATTGAGGGTGGTGAATATGAGTTAATTGAATCATTAACTGATGAACAAATGAATATGATTGAAAAGTTTATTATTGAGTTTCATGGTAATAATAATGGTGAATTGATACCAATGGTGGATAAGTTAACTAAATTTGGATTTGAATGTGAATTATTCACACTACATATGACTCGTAAAGATAGGGTTAGTGTTAATGAACCTCACGGTGTTTTAATCACTAAAAGAAAAAAATAATGAATATTTTTTCATTAAATAGTGTTAACAATAAGGTTACTTTTAGAACTCACGGTGTTTCTAAAGTAATAAATGATGATGAATTTCCATTAAATGTGTATTTTTCAAAATACATTAATGACGAAATTGTTTGGAAATCAACCGCAAATGACAATTGGTTTGTAGATTACAACGATTTTAATTTTAAGAATATTACTGTAACCACTAAATCAGGTAAAACTATTTTTGAGGAAAGGTTCATACCAAATAAACAAGATTTTTTACACCAAATATTCTTAACATATTGTTCATCAAACCCTAATAATGTTGGTTTGGCTATAGGAACACATGATGGTGAATATGGTGAATGGGTACAATCTGTTAAAGAAGGACACACAAACGCAATTCTTGTTGAAGCGTCTGATAAACAATTTAATGGTTTAATAAACAATTATAAATCAATTAACAACGTTAAACTAATTCAGTCTTTAATAACACCAAATGGGGATGAAGTTTCTTTCTATGAAAGTGAATCAGGTTATTTTAATTCAACAGATATTAATCATTTTGAAAAATTTAATATTACAGATATTGTTGAAACAAGAAAAACATCAATATCGTTAAAAGATTTAATTATAAATAATTTTGATACTAAACCTTTTTGGATGCACTTAGATGTTGAGGGGTTAGACGCTAAATTAATTTTATCGTTAAAAAATAATACCCATCTGTTATCTGATTTTATTATTTTTGAAAACTCAAATATTACTGATGAAGATAATGATGAGGTAAATAATTTTTTATTATCTTTAGGGTATGAACTATTTAATTACGATATTTCAACATTAGCAATTAAAAATTAAATATGGCAAACGGAGTTTATAAAATAACAGATGACTTTGAAAAAGAACTTGGTAGATATACTGGAGCACCTTATGTTGTTACATTAGATAACATGAGTAACGCATTATTTTTAGCATTGTATTATGAAAAAAATATAACCAAATCAATTCAAAGTGAAAAAATATCAATACCAAATAGAACATATCCTTCAGTTCCTTGTGAAATAATACACGCAGGATTAAAAGTTGATTTTATACCTGTTGATGGAAAAACAATTAAAGGTTCTTATCAATTAATTGGTTCAAATGTTTGGGATTCAGCATTGTCATTTACTGCTGACATGTATAAACCAAATAGTCACATGTGTATTTCATTTACAGGACCATATAAACACTTTAAACTAAGTAAAGGTGGTGCAATACTAACAGATAGTTTAGATGCGTATCACTGGTTTAAACGAGCAAGATATAGTGGTAGACGTGAATGTTCATATCATGATGATAACTTGGATATGTTAGGTTGGAACTTTTATATGATGCCTGAGTTAGCAACACGTGGTTTACTACTAATGAATCAATTCTATAATATTGATGGTACTAAAAAACAAAATAATGATTTAGAATTACCATATCCTGATTTATCAAAATTTGAAATTTATAAACAATGATTAAAGTTTTAGTTGGTAATGGTGGTCACGCTCGTGAAGTTATGTCACAAATGGGTGTTAAATTAAAAAGATTTGTTGATGACGAATATGTTAACTCAGATACATTACCATTATCTTCATTACAACCTGATAAACATGTTGTAATGGTTGCAGTTGCAAACTCTAAAGATAGATACGATATAATACAAAGATTACCAAAAAACACAAAATATTTTACATTCATACATCCCACAGCTATTATCATGGATGATGTAGAAATTGGTGATGGTAGTTTTATTGGTGCTTATTCAATATTAACAACTAATATTAAATTAGGTTCACACACATTATTAAATCGTAGTAACCATATTGGTCATGATTGTATCATTGGTGATTATTTTAGTGCAATGCCAGGTTCTATTGTTTCAGGAAATGTCACAATAGGTGATAAAGTTTATTTAGGAACTAATTCATCAATTAAAGAAAAATTATCAGTTGTTGATAATGTAACAATAGGTTTAAACACTGGTATTGTTAAAAACATTAATAAAGAAGGAATTTACGTTGGAGCAAATACAAGAATGTTATGAAAGTAAGTGTTATAGTACCCGCTTATAAATTTGCGAATTATTTAGAACAAGCGTTATTGTCCGCTTTATGGCAAAAAACAAGTTTTGAGTTTGAGGTATTAGTTAGAGATGATTTTTCTCAAGATGGTTCAGAGCAAATTATTGAGCGATTAACTAATTTTTATCCCAATTTAAAACATTTTCGTGCAACTGAAAATTTAGGTTTTCATAAAAACATACCATTTTTATTATCGCAAGCACAAGGTGAATATATCGCCTATTTAGATGGAGATGATTATTTTTTTAATGAGTATAAATTACAAAAACAAGTTGATTTTTTAGATGCAAACCCTGACTATTCAATGCATTGTACAGGTTATTGGTTATACACTAATGGTATTTATACCCCCAACAAAACTAATACATGGTTATGTAGTCCAATTAAAGACATAACAACAGAAGACTTATTTGTAGAGAATTACGTATCTTTTGGAAGAATGTTTAGAAATTACAAAGATTTAATTAAACCATACATGATGTCATTACCTTATTTAGATTATCCTGTCAATTATGAGTTATCATTAAGAGGTAAGATACGTGGTGATGAATGGGTTGGTGGTATATACAGAGAACATGGTCAAGGTGTTTTAACATCACTTTCACCTGAAGAAAAAAAACAAACACATAAATACGTAAGAGATTACCTATATAACAGACACAATCAAATGAAAAATAAAACAATTACAATCATAGATTCTTTTGTTCATAACAAAGAAGTTGAAGTTAAATTATCACAATTTTTGGATATTTTAAAAGGAAATAATCAAGATACTTTATTAGTATCTAACACAATTATTAAACCTGAAATTTTATCCAAAACAAACTATTACTTATACGACTCAAATAATAAATTGTTTGAAAATGATTATACAAATGTTAGTAATGTGACTTTATATCATTTGAGAGATGATATTGATATTTTTGATGTTATGCCAGGTTTACAAAGACATGGTCTACCTGTATTAGTTAATCTATTCAATTCTTTAATATTTGCAAAGTCATTAGGTTATACCCACTTTCAAAGATTAGAAGTTGATGATAAACTTTCAGAGTCATCTTGGGATTACATAAATACCGTACCATCATTGTGTCACGACAATGGTAAAAAAGGATTGTTTTATTTTAATGAAAATGACTCAAGAAAAGATGTTTCGTTTCACTATTTTTACTGTGAGATTGAGTATTTTTTACAAATCATTAAACGAATTACATGTGAACAAGATTATGTAAATTATTTAATGGATAGGTTTGGTAATTTAGATTTTAAAATTGCCGAAGAATATTTGTATCAGAATATTATTGATAATGATATTGACTCACACATTTTAAGAAAAACTGGTGACCAACAAACAATTGATTTTGAAGGTACCTTATGGAATACTGAGACTTCAATTAGTAACATATCCCCCAAGTATGAAGGTTGTTCAACAAGAATATATAAAGTATATAGAAATATTGATAGTGTAAAAACATTAACAAACTATTTGGCTGTTGTATCTTACAACTATACAGATACACCAAAAAATAGAGTTGTTATATCATATTTTAATGACGGAACTGAACAAACATTTAATCAATCTGTTAGTGGAAAACATAGTTGGTCATACTATATTCCAAAAGATGGTTTAGAAAAAATTGATGTGTATGAAGATGGTAGATTTCTATATTCTGAAACAAATAACAATGTATATGCTAACATGTATATTAAATGATATCATTAACCATTACAACGTGTAAAAGATTTTCATTGTTTGAAAGAACAATAAATTCTTTCTATAATAATTGTGTTGACCGTGATTTGATATCACACATCTTTCATTATGATGATTCATCTTCAGATTTTGAAAGGAAAGAAATGTTTCTTTTATTAAAGAAATTATTTCCAAAGGTGATGTTAACATCAATAACATTTCAACCTTCAGATTTTAATACCAGAAAAAGACATTTGGAGATTATGAAAGTTTGGAAAACAAACAATGAAAAATTTAATTTTGATTATGTGTTTCATTTAGAGGATGATTGGTTATTTCAACAAAATTTTAGATTATTAGATGGTATTAATTTATTAAGTAATAATGACGATATTGCATTAGTTGGCTATTCATGGGAAAAAAAGATATTCCCACCAGAATTATTTACACCAAGAATAATTGGTGATTTTTGGGAATGGTATTATTCTGAAAAACACGAATTAAATGAACCATTATTTTTAGATGAGGTTGAAATGAAATACTTACCTGAAGGTGATTGGGTTAAAGTAATCAATTGGCCATACTTTGGATTTAGACCAGCAATACATGATATTAAAAAATTAAAAACTATTGATAATTTTAATGGAAATATGGATTCATTTGAATTAGAATTCGCATTAAGGTTTGCAAAAAAATACAAATCATTTTTACATTTGGAAAGAATTTGTTATCATATAGGTATTCATAATTCATCATACAACTTAAACAATTCAGAAAGATAAAATGGAAAACTTTTTATGGGTTACAATTGGTGACCAACAATTTAGAACCGCTCAAACAAAACACATACCTAAAGCCTTTTCAATAATATTAAAAGACTTTGAACAAATTATTGAGATTGGTACTTTTACAGGTGCTTTTACATATTGGTTATCAGAAAATAAATCTGATTCATGTAAAATAATATCATACGATAATAATCCTGATTATTTACAAGTTAATAATATTAAAGATACCACCTTAAGAGTTGCCGATTGTTTTGATGTTGACGTGATTGGTGAAATAAAATCATTAATTAGTCAACCAAAAAAAACATTATTATTATGTGATGGTGGTGATAAAGAAACTGAATTTAAATTATTCTCAAGGTATCTTAAAACGGGTGATGTTGTTATGTTACATGACTATGAAGAAACACCCGAAGAGTACGAAAAAATAAAAACCGAATTAGATTGGCCAACAATTTCCGAATCTCATTATAAAAATTTAGAAAGATATCTTCCCGAATTAAAATTAAGACCATATCTTTATAATGAATTTAAACAAGTCCTTTGGGGGAGTTTTATTAAATGTTAAAACAAGAAAAAATATTAATCAATATTAATAATATTGATGTTGAAACTGCTATAAATAATGCAATTTTAAAAATTAATTTTACAACATTAGGGTTAAATGACCAACAACAAACAATATCTGTAAAGATATCAGACCCGTATTTTGATATACCATACTCACCCGAAATTATTAATGTAAATTGTATTGATGGTCCAAATTATTTTGTTAATTTTACGATTGGTAGTCATTTTGGGAAACATAATAGATTGGGTTTTAAAGGTGGGGTACATTTAAGATGTTATATAGAAGATTATTTAGTTTTTGAAAAAAAGTTTTTCTTTTATAAGAACTATCTACCATTAAGAAACATATCACAACAATATCCAATGAATTATAAACGATTATGGATTATTGGTGATTCAAATGTGTGGGGAACTTTTGGTAATGATGAGTACACCCCTGAACCAATACATGATTATTTACCCATAAGGTATAGTCACCCCTCACTAAGTTTACATAGATTTTTAAATAAAGATAATAAATCATTTATTGATTTATTACCCATAGAAGATGGCGATATTATAGCCTTTTATTTAGGTGAAATAGATACTAGATATGGTCTACCTAAATCATCTCAAGAAAAAAATACTTCAATTTCTCATTTAACAAATAAGTTATTATTTAAATATAAAGAATTTCTACAGACTTTTATTTCCAAACATCCAAATAATAAAGTGATTGTTATGTCCCCAAACCCACCAATTAAAAATGGTTTAATTGATGAAGAAAAAGAACGTCAATTAATTAAAGGAACAAATAATGAAAGAAAATATTGTGTTGATTCATTTGATGAGTTTTTTTCTAATGAAAATTTTCTATATTTTAATTGGAAAAAAGATTATACTGATAATTTTGGGTTTGTTGACCCAAATTTTTTATTTGATAATGATTTTCACATAAAAGAATATAACCAAATATTAAAATCATTTAGCGAATTTATTAAAACAATATGAAAATAACACAAGTAACACCAGGTCTTATATCAATACCTCCAAATGGTTGGGGAGCAATTGAAAAAGTAATATGGAACTATAAACTTCAATTTGAAGAAATGGGTCACGTATGTGATATTAAATACTTAAATGATGTTGATGTAAATAATACAGATATCATTCATTTACACGTTGCCAATTTAGGTATTGAAGCTCAAAAAAGAGGTATACCATACATCTTTTCATTACATGACCATCATGTTGTTAGACATGGTAAAGATTCTCATACATATAAACAAAATTTAGAAGCCATTAAAGGTTCAATAGTATCCTTTACACATGCAGAATTTTTAGTTGATTACTTTGAGGAAACTGATAAGTTATTTTATTTAACACATGGTGTTGATACCAAGTTTTTTGATTTACCTTATAAGGAAGATTTTAAACACAAATTATTATGTATAGCAAATAATGGTTATGCTGATGACCAAACCATAGATAGAAAAGGATTTAGATACGCTATTGAAGCCGCTAAAGAATTAAACATGGATATTACAATTGTTGGTCCTCCTAACAATATGAATTTTTTCAACGCAAATCCTGATTTATTGGAGTACGGTAAATTAAACATAATTTCTCACAATCCAAGTGAAGAAGAATTATTAAAAATAATTGAAGAGCATTCAATATTCCTTCACCCATCAGAATTGGAAGCTGGTCACCCAAATTTAACATTATTGGAATCAATTTCATGTAGAGTACCTGTTGTTGGGACATATGATGGTAACCACAAAATTGAAGGTTTGTATAAAGTAGAAAGGTCAACTGAATCAGTTAAAAAAGGTATATTGGAAGTTATTGAGAACTATGCTCATTATATGATTAATACCGAAATTGATAGAAAATATTATGATTGGTCAACAGTTTGTACAAGATTGTTAAACATGTATGGTGATGTTCTTAAAATACAAAAAGAATATACTTCTGATATTACCAAAAATTTATTTATTAAAGCGTTTAACGAAACAAAAGATTTAAAACCAATGTTAAATGAAAAATTGGCAATAAATGTACATTTTGTTGATGGTCCAACTGTTGATGTTCAAAGTAATCTTGACGATGAATATACCGTAGATTTTTTTGAAGATGATAACACACTAACATATACTTCAAAAATAAGAAGTAATATGTGGACAAAATCAAATAAGAAATTTCATAAAGATTGGAGAATCAGAGTTTCTAATTCATCAGGAACAATACTTAACCGTAAGTTTCCTTTTGAAGGTATGAGAGTTTATATTGCAATTGATTCAAGTTCGTTAGGTGATTCAATTGCTTGGGTACCATATGTTGATGAGTTTAGAAAAAAACATAAATGTCATGTGATTTGTTCAACTTTCAAGAATTTTTTATTTGAAAAATCATACCCTGAAATTGAGTTTGTTACGCCAGGTATTGAAGTTAAAAACATATACGCAATGTATAAGTTGGGTTGGTTTTATAATCGTGATTTAGAACCTACATTACCTAATACAATACCATTACAACAAACCGCTAGTAATATTCTTGGGTTAGAATTTAAAGAAATTAAAACAAATATTGATTTTATACCAAAAGAAAAACCTTACCCTGAAAAGTATATTTGTATTGCAACCAACTCAACCGCTGGTTGTAAATATTGGAACAATCCAACAGGATGGGTTGATTTAATTAGACATTTTAAATCATTAGGATATAAAGTAATTAATATCTCACAAAATGGTGATAAATACGAAGGTGCCGATTCATTAGAAGATGACTCAATTGATAATACAATGAATGTAATTTATCACAGTCAATTTGTTGTCGGTCTTTCAAGTGGATTATCTTGGTTAAGTTGGGCTTTAGGTAAACACGTTGTGATGATTTCTAATTTTACAGAACCTGACCATGAATTTACTTCAAATTGTACAAGGATTATAAATATGTCAGTATGTAATGGTTGTTGGAATAATCCCATGTTCTTATTTAATAAAGGAGATTGGAATTGGTGTCCTGAACATAAAGATACTGAAAGACAATTTGAATGTCATAAATCTATAACCGCAGATATGGTTATATCACAAATACAAAATTTATTATGAATATAGAAGTATCACATGGAGAAATTGTTGACAAATTAACAATTCTTCAAATTAAAAAGGAAAATATTACCGACCCAAATAAATTAGATAACATCATAAAAGAGTATGAGTATCTTTTATCTGTGGTTGAAAATGATTTGGGTATTTCAACTTTATCACCTGAGTATTTAGAATTATTGTCAGTTAATAAAGACCTTTGGGTTATTGAAGATGATATTAGGGACAAAGAAAGACAAAAAGAATTTGATGAAGAATTTGTTAGTCTTGCTCGTTCAGTTTACTATACTAATGATGTTCGTGCTAAAATTAAAAAAGAAATTAATTTGAAGTTTTCTTCAGGATTTATTGAAGAAAAATCTTACAGTGATTATCTGTAAGGTGTTCCACCTACCCAAAATACCAAACTTTTTCTAATACCTTTTGTTACGGGTGTAACCCTATGCATAATACAACTTGGGAATATTGTCATACTATATTGTTTTCTTTCCACTGTTTTAATCTCACCACCAGGCCATAGTTCCAAATCACCACCTTCATATTCGTCAGGATTTGTTAACAGTACCGACATAGACACTTTTCTTTGAGCACTAGGACCATGTCCTGTATCTATGTGCCAACCATATTCACCATCGTCTTCATATTCAGTGTATTGAATAGGTTCTCTCGCCATAATTAATTCAAAATTCCAAAGTTGACCATTAACTGATTGGATGATTTTCATTAATTTGGTAAATAACCACATAGTTTCATTTGTTGGGTATATCCATTTAACATTACTTTTTCTAACATCTTTGTTAACCTCACCAACAAAATTTTCATTTACAATTCTTCCTTCTTCATACTCTAAAGAATTAATTATATTAATTAATTCATCAATTTCAGGTTGTGAAAATTGGTCATCAACATTTGCGTGCTTACCTATATCAATTGTTGGTGGGTATGGAAATATCGGTATTTTACTTGACATAAATAAAGTATATTAAATAAAATCTATTAAGTAAACTTGCAAATTAAAATTATGAAACTCTAATGTAAACAGTCCCACCATTTGCAACATTAATAATTGCTCCGGTAGTTAATAGACCCGGAAATGTAGTTGGTGAACCAGGAAAAGCGGTGAAACCAGCACCAGTGTCATAATCAACATTTACCGCTGGTGTAAATGGTGGTGCACCAGCATTTAAATTAACCTGTAAATCTATTTGATACCAATGGGGTTGGTTACCAGCGGTCCCCCCTCGAATCATTGCATTAATTTGTGTTTGTGTATCAGCGTTTGGTCCACTATTTGAACCGCTAGCCAAAACAGTTGCATCATTAATTGTCACATCAATAGTTGATACCCAACTAGGTGTTCCTGATTGGAATTGAATGTCATAATAACTCTCAGAATCTATATCATAAAACATTGATATAGATGCGTTTTGTGTTACTGCACCTCCAGCAGGACTTGATGGTAAAGGATAAAATGCTGGATAAAATGTATAGTCATTAATAAAACCATCATCATATATGTATGTTGCAAAATCATACAATCCAATATCAATATTAGGCGTAAAGTTAACCTCAGCCCTAATATTATCATAACTAATAGGATTACCGGGTGATGCTGGTCCTGGTGGTGTTGCCATATTCTATTAACAATCAACTGTTGATGATGGTCCGTAAATACTTTGCAAATGAGTTCTTAATTCAGAATACCCCGCTGAAAAGATATCAGTAGTTTCAAATGAAGTAAAACTACTAACCTTTTTATATACATAATTACCAATTTGTTTATTTGTCACAATATTGTCTTTATTGTTTTTATCTACTTCTGAGTTATAAATTTCTAACCCAAATCTAACAGCATTGTTGGATTTATCAATTAAATAAGTACCTATTCTTACATAGGCTTCAGTGGTGATTCCACCACTGGTTCCTATTTGTGTTGTTACTTTTATAGCCATTTTATTTCTTTTCTAATTCTTTAATTTTATTGTTCAATTCTTGAATTGATTGGATTAGGAATGGTACCAATCTTTCGTATGACACTGTTTTATATAACTCCTCATCACCTGTTTGAAGTAATGTTGTATTTGTAACGATTTCAGGTATTATTTTTTCAACTTCTTGAGCAATTAATCCAAAGTCATTTCCTCTTCTCATAACATCTTTCCAAGTATATGACACAGGTCTTAATTTTTCAATAATACCTAAACTGTTTTCAAGAGTTTTAACATTATCTTTTAATCTTTCATCTGATGGTGTTGTTGAATATCCAATAATGTTCGCAGTTGCGTGGAAATCACCATATCCACCATTGTTTGTCATTCTGAACATTTCAGTTCCGTTCAATGAGTATCCAAGATATGAAGTTCCACTGTTGAATATACCTGTGTTTGTATTTGCCGTCCATGAGAATGATGGTGCTCCTGCCGAACCTGAAACTCCTGACCTGTAACCCGCGCAGTTGTGGACAAACGAATCCGAACCTTTAATGAATAGACAACAAGATGATTGTATTTGTGAACCATTCACTGCGTATACGATATACAAATCAGATACGTTATTACATGTGAATGAACCACCGCTAATACCTGAAGTACCACTTGGACCACTTAATCCTGAAGAACCTGTTGTACCTGAAGTACCGCTAGTTCCTGAAGTTCCTGAACTTCCTGAAGTTCTTGATGCCCCTGATGTACCCGCATTTCCTGATGAACCCGCTGAACCTGATGTTCCACTTGTACCTGAAGTTGCTGACGCTCCTGAAGCTCCCGCAGCTCCTGATGAACCTGCAGTTCCTGAAGTTCCTGATGAACCTGAAGTTGCCGATGAACCTGCAGTTCTTGATGCTCCTGATGAACCTGCAGTTCCTGATGTACCGCTTGAACCTGAAGTTGCTGATGCTCCTGACGCTCCTGATGAACCTGCAGTTCCTGAAGTTCCTGATGAACCTGAAGTTGCAGATGCTCCTGATGTTCCAGCGTTTCCTGATGCTCCTGACGTACCACTTGTACCTGAAGTACCTGATGTTGCTGATGCTCCTGACGCTCCTGATGAACCAGCAGTTCCTGATGTACCTGAGGTACCTGATGTTGCCGATTGTCCTGACGCTCCCGCAGCTCCTGATATACCTGAAGTACCACTTGAACCTGATGTTCCTGATGTACCGCTAGTTCCTGAAGTTGCAGATGCTCCTGATGTTCCAGCGTTTCCTGATGCTCCTGACGTACCTGAAGTTCCACTTGTTCCTGAAGTTTGAGATGCTCCTGACGCTCCTGCGGAACCTGATGTACCTGAAGTTCCACTTGTTCCTGATGTTGCCGATGCTCCTGACGCTCCTGCGGAACCTGATGTACCTGAAGTTCCACTTGTTCCTGATGTTGCCGATGCTCCTGACGCTCCTGATGAACCACTTGTACCTGATGTACCACTAGTTCCTGATGTTCTTGAAGCTCCTGATGTTCCATCAACACCTGATGTACCACTTGTACCAGATGAGCCGTTTGTTCCTGATGTTCCTGATGTTCTTGAAGCTCCTGATGTTCCCGCGACTCCTGATGTTCCTGAAGAACCATTTGTTCCTGATGTCGCTGAAGAACCCGCTGAACCTGAAGTACCACTTGTACCTGATGTTCCTGATGTTGCCGATGCTCCTGACGCTCCTGCGGAACCTGATGTACCTGAAGTTCCACTTGTTCCTGATGTTGCCGATGCTCCTGACGCTCCTGATGAACCTGAAGTTCCCGATGTTCCACTTGAACCTGATGTTGCTGACGCTCCTGATGTACCAGCATTTCCTGATGCTCCTGAAGAACCACTTGTTCCTGTTGAACCTGAAGTTGCCGATGAACCTGCTGAACCTGATGTTCCCGATGCTCCTGATACTCCTGATGTTCCACTTGTACCTGAAGTTGCTGATGAACCTGCTGAACCTGAAGAACCACTTGTACCTGATGTACCGCTAGTTCCTGATGTTCTTGAAGCTCCTGATGTTCCATCAACACCTGATGTACCACTTGTACCAGACGAACCGTTTGTTCCTGATGTTCCTGATGTTCTTGAAGCTCCTGATGTTCCCGCAACTCCCGATGTTCCTGAAGAACCGTTTGTTCCTGAAGTTGCTGAAGAACCTGCCGAACCTGACGAACCACTTATTCCTGAAGTACCAGATGTTCCTGAAGTTGCTGAAGAACCTGCTGAACCTGATGTTCCTGACGCTCCTGATGTTCCTGAAGAACCTGAAGTCGCTGATGAACCTGCTGAACCTGATGTTCCTGACGCACCTGATGTTCCTGAAGAACCTGAAGTCGCTGATGAACCTGCTGAACCTGAAGAACCACTTGTTCCGCTAGTTCCTGATGTACCTGAAGTTGCTGAAGAACCCGCCGAACCTGCTGAACCTGATGTTCCTGAAGTTCCACTTGAACCTGATGTACCTGATGTACCGCTAGTTCCTGATGTTCTTGAAGCTCCTGATGTTCCATCAGTACCAGAAGTACCACTAGTTCCTGATGAACCATTTGTTCCTGATGTTCCTGATGTTCTTGAAGCTCCTGATGTTCCCGCAACTCCTGATGTTCCTGAAGAACCATTTGTTCCTGAAGTTGCCGATGAACCTGCCGAACCTGATGAACCACTTATTCCTGAAGTACCAGATGTTCCTGAAGTTGCAGATGAACCTGCTGAACCTGAAGAACCACTTGTTCCGCTAGTTCCTGATGTACCTGAAGTTGCTGAAGAACCTGCTGAACCTGAAGTTCCGCTAGTTCCGCTTGAACCTGATGTACCCGATGTACCGCTAGTTCCTGATGTTCTTGAAGCTCCTGATGTTCCATCAGTACCAGAAGTACCACTAGTTCCTGATGAACCGTTTGTTCCTGATGTCCCTGATGTTCTTGAAGCTCCTGATGTTCCCGCAACTCCTGATGTTCCTGAAGAACCATTTGTTCCTGAAGTTGCCGATGAACCTGCCGAACCTGATGAACCACTTATTCCTGAAGTACCAGATGTTC